TCATGAGGTTTCCTCTCCCAGCGAGAGCGCATCCTTGATGGTCTGGTCGAGCACGCGGCGCAGGGTGCGGGTCCGAAAGTCGCTGCCAACACTGGTGTACAGCGATGTGGTGCTGGCGAATTCGTGGCCGGCCTGGTCCTGGACGAACTTGGCGTCCCAGCCGTCCTCGATGAGGTGGGTGATGTAGGAGCGGCGAAACGAATGCAGATCCAGGCCCTCGGCCAGGCCGAGATCTTTGCAGTAGCGCCGAAACCGGCGCAGCAGGGTGTTCTCGGCGACCAGTGAGCCCCGCTCACTAGGGAACAGATCGATGCTGTCGTCGATGTAGGGCTGGCCGTGAGCCAGCCAGTCGGCGATGATCTCCGGCGTCCAATCGAAGACTGTCAGCACGGTGCGACGCTTGGGCGGCGAACCCTTCTTGGCCTTGCCGTAGCGGACCAGGACCGCGCCGTAACGGCCGAACTCCGCGGCATGGGGATTGCGGGAGAAGTCGACAGTCTGCAGGTGGCGCAGCTCGTTGAAGCGCAGCCCATAGGAGTAGGCGACCTTGAACATCACCGAATCCCGGTAGGCCGGCAGCCACCCCTTCCTGTTCGAGTTGGCGATCAGCGTGACCTGATCATCGGCGTGGTCGAAGAAAATCTGCAGCTCCTGCTTGGTGAACGGCCGCTTCTCGGGGGACTGCTCATTGTCCTGGACGTGCGTTGCGGTGTTCCAGGCAAAGAACACCTGCGCGGGGTGCGTACCAAAGCGCTGTTCGCACACCCGGTCCCAGCCATAGTCAGGATCGGCAATATAGGAGCAGAACAACCGCAGCCCGTTCTGGTAGCCCCGCACGGTGGACTGCTTGACAGCCTTGATGCTGCGGAGGTCACCGAAAAACTCCTCGACGATGGCCGGCGTCCACGACCAAGGGAACTCGTTGGTGTCGGCGATGAAGCGGCGGACGAGTGCGATCCGACCGGCGATCGTGTCGTGATCGAGGTTTCGACATAGTTGCTGGTTGCGCCACCCATCCAGCATCTCGTCGACGGTTTGGACCTCGGGATGCAGCAGGGGGACCGAGCCGACGAGGTACACGCGACCGCTCTTATCGACAGGCAAACCGGCCTCCAGGCTGTCTCATCTGATGCATCATTGAATCATCTAATGAATCATTACCACATCGGTGCAGGTAGAGCCATCGCTTCCAGGAGGCTTTTATCAGCGCGTCGAGGCGACCCCGCGCAACTACCGGCGTAGCAGGCCCGTCGTGTTGACCCACAACTTCAGTGGGCCAACGACTTTCGCCTGGAATCCCCGGAATGACGGCGCCCATGCCAATCGGGGCGATCGGGCCGGAAATGATTCATCTGATGAAAACGGAGACTTTGCCGTCGCATAGGTGTAGTTACCGGAACCGCCCTGGCGGTACAGGATCACGTAGATGTCGATCGCCATGTCCTTCGGGATTCGGCCCACCGCAGACTCCGGCGACACCGCACGCGACGGGTTCGACGTGTCCGACCAGTGATCGCGGATGTGAGCGATCGTCTCGGCGTCCAGGGTCGACGGATCGTAGAGCGCCTTGCCGATGAGCTGGCCGGTCTCGGGGGCGTCGTCGCTGCCCGATTCCAGATAGCGGACCTCGACACAGATCTGAGCTGAGTTGAACAGGCCGGACCGCTTCCAGCGGACGTGGCCGCCGACCTTCGGGTAGTAGGCGATTGGCTGCGCGACGATGGTCGGCCCGGCGATCACTGTCCGCGACGAGCTGAACGTGCCTGCGGGGCCGAAGCTGCCCTCAGGGATGGTGATGTACTTGACGGTCTGTTGCGACGCATCACCGGGCACCCAGCGGCCATCACCGCCGGCGGCCGAGGCGTCCCACAGGATCGTCTGTCCGTCGAGCGGTTCGCCTTGGAAGTCCAGCGATTCCGAGATCCGGCTGTTGTCGCCCTGCGGGCCAGGAATGCCGGGGATCAGCAGGTGGAACGACGGCGCTTCGTCGGTGCCGCCCGCCTGAACGGTGATCGTGCCGTACGGCGATCCGCCGGTCATCTCGACCTGTTCGGCGGTCATCGACAGGACCGGCGTCAGCCCCGGCGGGCCGGGGATCGCGCCCAGAATGACCTGCCAGTTGTCGCCGTCCCAGATGTGCCAGAAGCCCGCGATGTACCAGGCGCGGCCGGCGTCCGCCTCGCCGAGCGAGTCTGGCAAGTCCGCGGGGTTGGTGATCGTGGATTGCCACTCCGGCCGCCAGAACGGCGCAGGCAGCCCGCGGGGCCCGGTCGGGCCGATGAGTGCATCCAGTGTCAACGCCGCTTCGTCAGGCATCAGCGTCAGCGTCCCGGCGATCATCTGCGGATCGCCCGGGTTGCGCGGCATCGCGTAGAACTTGATGTAGCAGTACCGTCCGCCGATCGGCACCGGCTCGGCTGCGATGGTCATAGCTTGCCTTCCTGTCGAAGTCTTGCGGCTTGCGCCTGAAGTTCTTTCGCCTCGTCGGTCTGCTCGGTGGCGTGCGAATGGCGGCGCGCGGCCTGGCGGGCTCCGGCGCTGAGTGCTTGGCGGGCGGCCGGCGCGAACATCTCGCGGAATTCCTTTTGCGCCTCGGGTGTCATCTGCGCCAGCTGGACGTCCATCGCCTGCTTGCGCCGTTTGGCTTCCTCGCGCGCGTCTTCCTTGCGTGCCTTCTCCGTGTCGAACGACAGCGGGATCCACTCGACCGCGTCGACCAATCGGCCTTCCCCGTCCGGCAATACCTTTGGCCGGATCAGTGCGAGATCGGGATCGTGGGTGACACCGGTAAGCACCGCGTGCAGCACCAGCAATTGCAGTGTGGCGTCATCGATTCCGATGACCGTGCCGTCCGTGACTTTCACGGCGTCGCGGAAGTAGCGCATCAACTGGTCCTTGCGGGCCAGCGCAGCGTCCCACTCTTCGGTCGTGAATGCGCCCGCGTACGGCGATTGCGCGATCCCTGGTATCGACTGCTGGCGGCGCTGCCCGCGCAACCGACTTGCCTTGCCCATCAGAACATCTCCCCGGATCCGGCCAACATCGCGGCGAAGTTGGCGACGTTGCCGATCGAGCGGAAGCCCCGCGCGATCGGGTTCTCTTCACGACGGTCGTCGCCGAAGCTGATTTGCACATCGCCGGGCAGTTCGCGTGTCCCTTCGGCGCGGGCCGCGAGGATCTGGTCGGTATAGAGGACCAGCCGGATCTCGGCCGAGACGCGGTCGCCGAGGGTGTAGTCCTGGCCCCACACATAGGGCCCGTCCCCGACGTCGAACTTCATCGAGGAATAGGCGGACATTTCTTCGTCACCGGCGGCCAATCCCTGAATGGCGTTGATGACGTACGCGGTGCCGCTATTCTGCGCAAAGTGCTCGCGGAATGCGTGGCTACCAGTTTTGGTCGAGCGAATCGGATTCACGTACCGCTGGAAGGCCAGGAAAACGTCATCTAGCTGGCCTTGATACAGATTGTCGAGGCCCGAGGTTCCGTATTGCTGATACGCGCCGAGGCCATAGTTAATGACCTGCTCCAATTGAGCCAGGCCATAGCGAATAGCGAATGTGATCGCCTGGTTCACCCATTGCGGCGAGCGTCCACCGACGATTATGTCGGTGGCCTGCGATTTATGAATTACGCGCCGCTTTTTCTTCACATTGCCGTAGCCGACATCGCGGAACACGATCGGCGGCTGCTTCGGCGCGACCATCAGCAGCTTGCGGAAGAACGGATCCGTCTCGCCGTCGCCGTCCTGGTCGAGCGGAATGATCGTCTCGGTGATCAGGTCGTCCAGCGTGGCCGCAGCCAGGTTCAGGCCACCGTCCAGAGCGGTACCGGTCGGGCCGGTGACACCGCTCTTGTCCTCGAACGACAGGATGGTGCAAGCCCTTGTGGGCTTGAGGATTTCGCCGATCTCTGGGCCGAAGAAGTCCGCGTACGGGGCGGGGTCGCCGGGCAGCCACACGTACGCGCGGCAGATCACACCGGCGTCCTTCATCACCGGCGAGAGCACGCTGTGCGCGTCCTTCCAGCGGGATCCGATGGTGCACCAACGTGATTGGTCCAGCACCGGGTTGATCGGCATCACCTGGACCGGCCAGTTCAGCGGCGAAATATTCTGCAGCCACGTTTCCGGTGCGAACGGGTTGCGCGGGATCGGGAACCAACCGTTGAGCGTGTAGAGCCGGAACAGGTTGATGAAAACGCTGCTCGCGCAGGTGAAAGCGCAGGGCCCACCCCAGAGGTACATCTTCGGCAGCTGCACTTCCATCGGGAAGATGGGGTTGGCAGCGAGGTAGATTCCCTTCAGGTGCCGCCGCATCGAAATGCACTTGAGCGTCGTCTTCGGCGCTTCGCCGGCGGTCTCGTCGTCCTCGATCGTGAGGACCTTGCCGCCCCAACGGTTCTTGAAGTCGGTCGGATTGTCCGGGTCCGGGTCGATCGTGATGTGAAGGTCTTCATCGACACCGGTGTCGATTGTGATGATGTCGCGCAGCCAGTCGAGGTGCTTGCCGGAGAACGACAGCTCGGCGGTGCCGTCCTCGGTGGCCAGTTCCTCCCACATCCACCGGTCGACGTGCGGATCCATCCGAGTGATGAAGTTGAATTCCTTGTCCCACAAACGGATAAGCGGCTGCTTGACCTTGCGGTTCAGGTAGGAATGGCGACGTTCGAGCAGCTGCATGTAGACCTGCTCGGTCAGCTGCCCATCGAGGGTCTTCGGGTCCAGTCCGCGGTCCAGCGTGATCGTCATCAGGCGACCGCCATCTCGAACCGCTGCGGGACCTGGACGTAGATCTTCCCGCCCACCGTCGAGTGCTTGATCGGCAGCGTCGCCGAGGACCGCGGCGGGATCGGCACCGTGAAGCCCTGGCCCTTGAACCGTTGCAGCAGAGGAATACCGGTGTTCCCGTACTCGCCGACGATCCAGTTCAGAAGCTCGCTGTTCCGGATGAACTTCTTCACGAGGTTGTCGACCGGATCCTTCGTCGTGATCGCCATCCGGTGCGACGGATCCGTGTCGATGATCGCGTGCTCACCCGGCGCCAACTCGGGGATCTCCACCATGTTCGTGTCAGTGCGCTTGCGGGTCAGCGTGCCGAGCAAGTCATCGATGAACGGGATCCCGAACAGCCGGCCGAGCTGCGGCCAGTCCGACAAGATGCCCGATTCGACTGTCGGCGTGGTGAATGCGTTCGGCCCGTCCGGCAGCCACACCTTGCCCGGCGCGCTGATGACGTAGATCGGCCAGGCCGGTTCAGTGCCGCGGTTGACCGCGCGCAGCACACCATCGGCCTTCGGGCCGACCGGGCGGACGAACGGGCCCGGGCGGACGTCGGGCCGGCGCCAGCACGGATCGCCGTCGACCGCGAGGACCACATCGTGAATCGAGAACCGTTGCCGCGCCGGATCGTCGGCGAGCGTGCACTTCGCGTCGAGCAACTGCATCGGAATGTAGAGCTCGCCGAACCGGCGCGTCGTCACGGTGAAGAACCCGGTCTCATCCTTTTTGCAGCCGCGCCACCACCGCGAGCCAGTGTCGTACCAGCCCAGCGACGAGTCCGACATCAGGCCGAGCGGAAACGCGATCTCTTTGCGGCCACGGATCGCCCGCTGGAATCGCGGTGGCCCGTATGCGGGTTTCGTCCAGACCGAGTCGAACGGAATATGGACCAGGCCCTCGATGTCGCCGGCGATGAACGCGCCCTCGACACCGCCTTCGAGTCCGGCCAGCGGCCACACCTTGCCGTCGCTGCCGATCCACTTCAGCGTGATTGCTTCGTCGCGGATCTCGGCGGGCAGGCTCGACCACGGATGTAGATCGGGCCGCGGGAATCCCGGCGCTTCAATGGTTGTCATCGCGGCTACCCCGTTCCCTTAGGCGCGTAGCTCATGACGCGGTCGGCGTTGAAGATCTGGCGGCGGACGTTGTCGGCGACCTTGTTCTCATCGACGCCGTTGACGGTCACTGCGACGTGGCGGGACTGGTCGATAGGGCCGGGCGCCGGGCCGCCGCCGATGCCGGACGCGGGGGAGCCCGGTGGGGCGGCGCCTGGCTGCTGCTGGCCGGCGAAGTCGAACGGAGACGGCACCATCCCGAACGGAAGACCGCTGGCGGACTGCGGAACCTGCACCGGGGCCCCGGGTGTCCAGCCGGGCTGCTGGATACCGAGGCCGCCTTCCGCGGCGCCGAGGATCGGGCCCTTGAACGCGGACAGCAGACCGCCGGCCAGCTTCACCGGCGCCAGCTCGGCCAGGTCCGGGAACAGGCTGCCGTCGAACCCGAACGTCTCCTTCAGGAACGATCCGAAGATGCCGCCAACCTCGCTGAGATCACCGTTCTTCCCGCCCTGCTGCTTGGCCTTCTTCGCGGCGGTGAACTTGCCCTGGCGCGCTTCCTCGGCGTCCTGGATCGCCCACTGAGCGTCTTCGCGGGCCCGGCGGGCTGCTTTCTCGGCGTTGGCGATCTCACGGTCAGCTGCGGCGCGATCCTCGGCGGTGACGTTGATCTCGTCTTCCAGGTCGGCGCGCTTCTGCTTCGCTTCCAGGATCCGCTGATCGGCGTCGGCGATCGCCTGCTGTGTGTCCTCGGCCCGGCGCTGCGCCTGCGCGACCTGTCGCGGATCGACCTCGTAGTAGCCGGGCTCGCCGAGCTCGTTGTAACCCGGCGTTCCCGTCCCGGGCTTGTATCCGGTGCCGAATGCGTTGACCAGCGAGACGGGTCCGCTCTGGTTGATGCCGGTCGGGACACCGCCGCCCCCGGCGAGAGCTTGCTCGAACGCCGCCGCCATCCCGTCCTTCACGGCGACGTGGACGTGGTTCTGGTGCTCGCTCATCGTCTTGTTGCCGTAGTCGAACGGGCCGCCCGCGTTCAGGCTCACCCCGGGGACCGAGGGGTCGGAGTAGATGAGCTCTTGCAGGTACTGGCCGAAGTTCTGGTTCAGCCATGCCGCGAATTCGGCCTGCTGCGGGCTGTTTCCCGACGAGTTGGAGAAGTCGCCAGCCTCGCCGGTCAGATGGAAGCTCTTGCCGGAAGCTGTTCCCGCCCAGTCGCGTTTGCCGGATGTCAGGTCGAGACCGAACCGATCCTTGGCGATCTGAGCGAGCAGGCTGATCTGCGGGTTCGTGCCCTGCACGGATGGCACGCTGCCGGTGGGCACTGCGACCGGGCCCGGAGCCGCGGCGCCGCGGGGCGTGTTCACGGTGACGCCGGGAACCATGCCCTTGGTGATGGCTTCCCACGCGCCGAGCCCTTGCGGCTTGGTGCCCTGGTATCCGGTGAAGGCGATCCGCTCGGCGACGGCGATCTGTTGTTCCTTGCTCGCCAGGTTCGCCGTTGGCGCGAACTCGGTACCGCCGAACGACTTCCATGTGCCATCAGTGATCTGAAGACCACCTCGCGGCGCTCCGGATGAGGTCGTGTGTCCGCCGGAGTTGTTGTCGTCCCACCGGCCGCTCGATTCGGCCTGCGCGACCGCGTCCCAGTTGAACGTGCTCGAACTGCGCGTACCCGCGCTCGGTGCGCCTGCCGGCGCGGTCAGTGCCGGAATGCCGAGCGTCGCCGACTGGCCCGCGTGGATCGGATTGCCCGCCGCGTCAGTCAGATTGACAACAACGTCTTTGCGATCCGGAAGCCCGTCCAGTTCGTTTCTGAGACCCTTGGTCCCGTCCTTGGCGTCGCCGGTCTGGTCCCTGAGATCGCGGAGCGACTGCTTCCAGTCGTCCATCTTCTCGGAGTTGGCAATCATGTCGTTGCCGAGCTTCTGAATGCCCTCGCCCCAGCTGAAATACTCCTCAGCCTCGGCGCGCAGCTGCTCGGCCTGATCGTGGTCGCCGCGGATGTCGGCTTGCCACGCTTGGAATTTCGTTACCGCGCCCTGGATGTTGCCGATCCCGCCGGCCAACTGTCCGACAGCAACGACGATGTTGCCGGTCGACTTCACTACGTCCTGGGACACCGAGATCGCCGCGATACCAAGGTTTATGAACGTGTCGGCGATGTCGTCTTCGTGCTGCTTGACCCAATCGGCAGCCTGTTTCATGCCGGGCCCGAACGCCTCGGCCAGCTTGTCCTGAACCGCGTCGAGGCTGACTTCGATCGAACGACGCGCTTCCTCAAACGAATTCGCGACGTTGTCGTTCATCGTGTCGGCGGCGTCCTGCGCAGCACCATCGACATTGCCCAGCTGCGTGACCGCGTTCGACAGGTCCATCTCGTTGAACGCGCCACCGAGATCCTCGGCCTGAGTACCGAATAGCGACACGGCGATCTGCGACTGCTTCAGAGGATCCCGGATCGACCCGATCGCGTCGAGGATCTGCCGGAACGCTTCACGCGCGACCGGGCCGCCCTCCGCGAACCGCTCGCTCATGTCCTTCGCGCTGAACCCGAGATCGCGGTACGCCTGCATCGTGGTCTTCGACCCGTCGACCGCGCGGATCGCGAATTCCTTGATCGCGTCCGCGGCTTTGTCTGAGTTCTGCGCACCACCCTTAAGTGCCTGCGACAGCAGCCCAAGCGTTTCCTGGCCAGAGAGCCCGAGTCTTTGGAACTCGACAGGGTATTCACCGAACGTGTCGAGCAGGTCGTTCGCGACGTTCACGCCCCGCTGCTCGCCCTTAACGAGTAGGTCGAACGCCTGATCTGCGTTGTCGACCAGGCCCGTCTTGACCATCTGACCGGCGGCGTGAGCCGCACTGGGGATCTCTTCCCCGATGATCTGGGATACCGCGGTGAGTTGTTCGATTACGTGCTGCGTTCGAGGGTCGTCAGCGCCGGCAAGAAGATCGTTGTTGATGGCGGACTTCGCTGTCACCAAGTTGTCTTGGGGGGACGCGCCGAAGTTGTCGGCATACGCCTTGCTCGCAGACTTGGCCAGCTGCGCCATCGAGGCCGCGTCCAAGCCCAGCTGCGCCTGGACAAGATCGCGCCCGGGCTCGCGCTCGATCCCCGCCATGACGTTCTTCATCAGCAGGCCACCGCCGACCAGGCCGGCTGCCGACAGCGCCAAACCGATAGGCCCACCGGCCGATCCGAGTCGCAGCAGTGCCGACGAACCGGCGAAGCCTTCAGCGAAGCTGGCCGCCGCTTCCGACCCGGCCGACCCTGCGCCTGCCATGCCGCCGCGCAGCCCCGCGAGGAACCCTGTTCCGCTGCTACGGCCGGCGTTCTCTTGCTCGTTGGCCAGCCGCTTCTGCGCGTCGGTCAGCGACTCGGTTTCGCGCTCGATCTCGCGCAGCGCCGACAACTGCGCGCGGTGCGCCGCGTTGCGTTGCGCCTCAGCCCGTTTGAGTGCGGATCCGCCCTTTTCGCGGACCTCTTCGACGCGGGCCTCGGCCGCCGCCAGCTTGTCCGCCGCGCCGGCTTCTTTGTCGCGAAGCTTCGCGATGTTGTCCGACGACTTCTTGATCGCGGCCTCGGCCTCGGCGACACCGTCACGAACCCCACCGGAAAGCGCTTGCGAAGCCTGCTTGGACAGGCCCGCGAACTGCTTTCCGAGCCTGCGATCGATCTCCGGGCCGATACCTTCGATGCTCGGGATGATCGGCAAAACGTAGCGGCCTACCTCTTGGCTGTCGGCCATTACTTCACCGCCTTAAGATGGCGCTGGCGGCTCGCGTTGGCTATCAGGTATTTCTTGGCGTTTTCGAGCCGGTCGACACTGTCGCGCGCGTGGCCGAGAAGTAGGTTGCATTCCTGACACAGCAAACCCCGTACGCATTCGCCGCAAGATCCGATGCCGGGACAGCAGGCGTGATCGTGGTCGATGAACCAGCCGCGTGGGCCGGGTTCCTCCGTGGCGCAGATGCCACAGGCTCCGCGCTGAAGAATCAGCAGTTCATCGAACTGAGCCTGAGTCAGGTTGTACAGCTTCAGCTTCCGCTCGCGGCCATACCCACTCCGGTCGCGCCTGTCCGGTTTGCAGTCGACACACACCGGCTTGCCGACCTTGGCGACATCCAGAGACCCGCACGCGCAGCGTCGGGGAGCTCGTCGCGCCTCACGAATCGCCGCGTGCGCGTTGGCCCTACACCGTTCCGTGCAGTACTTCCGGCGTGTCCCTGGTCGCGCGGTGAACGTGAACTCGGTGTCGCAGTGCGGGCATGTCTTGGTGAGAGTCTGAGGCCGACGATCGCGGCGGGGGCGTGCCCGGTCGATCTCCCGTAGGCATTCCGAGCAGCGCCAGGACAGACCGTCCGGGCTGGCATTGTCGCGCCCGAACTCGCTGACGGGCTTGGATTCCCGGCAGCGAGTACAGGTCTTGACGACGTCTACGGACACGGTCAGCTCTCGCCGTTACCCTCGGCCGCGGTCCCGTCGCCGTCCTCGTCGTCTTTGTCGGCCTTGTCGTCTTTGTCGGCTGCCGGCTTGTTCACCGTGGCGAGGAACGTGCCGAAGAACTCCCAGAACTCCTCCATAGACGGCGCGATCGTGTTCAACCGCTCCCACTGCGCCGGGCCGAGCAGATACTCGATACCGTCCGCGTTGTTCTTCCGCTGGAATGCCTGATGTGCCCGGGTCGGCCACTTCGCGCGAGACAGCGGGAACGTGAACTTCTGTCCGCGGAACTCGACGGTCGCTTCGTCGGAGTTCGCCTTCGCGGCGGGGTTTTGCGCTGCGGTGCGTGAGCGAGTTGCCATGTCAACTGGCCTTTCGTGGTTGGGATTCGAGATCGCGGCGGCGTGCCGCCATCGCCTTGTCGACCGCCGACAGGACCGCCGGCGGGGGTTCAAGGGTTCGGCGCGACGAGCCAGCGCGAACCTCTTCAGTGGCGGCCGACACCGCGGCCTTGCGCGCCTCGGCGCGCGCCCGGCTGGCCTCCGGGCTGTAGTAGTCCTGCTTGTCCGAAAGTTCCTGCATCTGCGCTTCGTTGGCCCGCTTCTGCGCAAGCAGCTCGGCGAGTTCCTCGGCGGTCAGCGGCCGGCCAAAGTACGGCTTGCGGGCGATTTGCTCCCAGATCTGCGCCAGCACGACAGCGGTCTTCGTCCAGGGCTCACTTCCGCCGTTGCGCGCGATCGCCAGCGCCGACGTCGGCTTCGGGCGCCGCACATAAACCCAGATCTGGCGAAGCGTCAGGTCACCGCGCCACCGGTCCGCATAGTCGACGTGCCAGAAGTGCCGAAGATCGGACGCGACGTCGTCCTCGTAGTTGTCGAGGCAGTCGAGCAGCATCGGCACCGCGCCGAAGATGTGCGCACCGAAGTACTTGTCGGGCAGCGGTTTCGTCTCCGGCAGCCGGGACACTCCGACCGCGGCGGCCATCGCATCGGACAGGGAAACGAGATCCTCGTAGAGGGGGACCGGGGCGGTCTGCCCGGCGAGCAGTTCCTCGACGGCATCGACGTAACCGCCGGTGCGGATCGCGTCGAGCGGCCAATCTTCCAGCGCCCGCGGGATAGTCAGCCGGTGGCCACGCCAGACGAACCCGACCTCGGGTTCGCCGAGCGCTTCCAATCGCGCTGCGTCACACGTAGTCACCTGTCGGCATCGCTCCGGCTTTCGCTTGCTCGCCGTGTCCTCGCCCCGATCGCCAGCGCTCGCGACCGTGCCGTCCTACCTGCAAATGCGACGGTAGAAAATTTGCGCCTGGTCTGCTGACGAGCTCCAAACGCAAACCGCCCCCGTCGAGTCGAAACTCGCGGGGGCGGTCCGGGGCGCAACTCCCGGTGCTGCGCGGGTAGTCAGGTGCGGCTGTCGATCACGCGCTGGCGGACGAAACAATCCTTCGCCTCGACCAGCTTTCGCAGTCCAGCGGTGAGCTCAGGGCCGTCCTTCAGTTCAGCGGCCATTGTGTGGCCGAGAACCGACAGCGGTCGCGAGATCTCTTGCAGATGCGGCGGAAGGTGCTCGTACTCAAGCAGGCTGAGCAGATGGTCGGTGCCGGGATGCCGCGCCATCAGTTCTCGCCGAGCTTGTCGAGCAACTGCTTCTTCGTGAGCGCCTTCGCTTCGTCCTCGGTGACCTTGCCAGCCTGGACGGCGCGTGCGCGGAGTTCGGTCAGCGACTCGGCATTCGGCTCGACCGGCGCGGATTCCTCGGCGCCGGCAGGCTTCTCGTCAGCGGCCGGCGCGCTCGGGATGTCGGCGTCGACCACCGCGACCGCAGTCACATTGCCGCGCGGCGGCGCAGTGCGTTCCGCGGTGGCCTTGTCGCTCGCCGGATCGAACTCCTTCGCGTCGCCACGCTTGACCAGCGCGGCAGCCGACGCGGAATCCAGTTCGAGGACTTCGCCCGGCTGCCGTACCCCAACCGGCTTGATGAGCTTGACCAGCTTCATATTCGAGATCTCCGTTCGTCAGTCGAGGATTACGCGGCGGCGCCGTGCTGCCACTGAAAGAGTTCCCGAGCAGAGTTCGGGAAGATCCGCGCCGACAGCTGACGCGGCGTGCTGTCGCCCTCGACGTCCTTGTCGTTCGGAATCCACAGGCGCGAAGGCCGCTTCGTGATCTTGCGATCCACGTAGCCGTCCGCCGTGCGCTTCTCGAACGCGAAGAACAGATGAGCCGGATCGGGCACGTTCAAGGTGGTCTCGGTCGACCCGGGCCACAGAATCGACTGCATCACCGCGTTATCCTCGCGCGCCGACACACTCACGGTGGCCTTGAAGTCCTTGGACGCGACCAGGATCGTGCCGTAGCCCCAGCCGGTGATGTCGGTCTCGGACCACTCGCGCTGAGTGTCGATACCGTCCGCGCCGACCAGAATACCGAGGTAACCCCACTTGACACCGGTCGCGGCGTCCCAGGCCACGGTAGTGTCGAACGGGTCGGTCACTGCGGCTGGAATATCAGCGGTCGGCAGTGTGGCGCCCTTGTAGACGAAAACGTCGGCCTCGGTGTAAAGCCGGACATTGCTCGGGTTGCCCGCCATGTCGTAACTCCCTGTCGTTCAGGCGATGATCTCGGTTCGGATCACCGCGGTCACGGTCCCGGATGCAACATCCGCCCCGGTTTGCGAGTGCTGCGCCTTTGTTAGTGCTGTCCCGTTTTTCCGGATTGCTGCTAGTCCTTCAGGCAGGTTAGCGAGGATGTGACCTAAGCACTTGCGAGCTATATCCGAGCTCGTCGGCACATCATCAGACCCGACCGTGATCCGGATCGTGTGATCGGATTTCACCGGGTAGTCGAACGGTCCGCCGTCGTCGGCGACCAAGACCAGCGGCCGGCCATCGGCCAGCGTCCAGTCCTTCGGCCACTTGTGCGTCGCGATCCGCGCGACGATGTTCTGATCGGCCAAATACGTGACCAGCGCAGCCTTTACCGCGTCCGCCGGCAAGCCCTGCACACGTGTCGGACTCACGACAGCGTCAACCCTTGCTCACCGAGCGCCCGCGTCGCGACGCCGTCCACCGCCTGCGCCTCGGCGTCAACCTCGACCGACACCACCTGTCGATCCGTCACGTACTTGCGTTTCGTCCCACCAGACCGGGCCGCGGTCGGATCCGCGACCGCATCCAACGCCGCTGCCACGCCCGGGTCTTCGCGGAGAATCCGGCCAATGTTCTTGCGGTTCGGGATGAATCCCTGCTTGCGTGCCATCAGTCACCACCGCCCCGGAACTTCGCCAGGATCACGTCCTGGTCGCGCTGCTCATGCTGCGAGAACCGCCGCTGGATCCGGGCCACGCACCGCCGGCCGCGGACCGTGATCCAATCGCCATCGCGGACACCGGAACCGAGCCGCAGCACCACCGTGAAGTCCGCTTCGTCTACCGTGCCCTCGGCGCCGTACCGCTCGGCCGTGTTGCCCGGGTCGACCCGGATCGCCTCGACCTCGAACGGTGTACCGTCCGCCAGCCGGTGCCCGTCGTCGTCCTGGCCACCGCGCGGCGTGATCGTGACCAGCTCGGCCACGCTGCCGACCTCTTCCTCACGTGAACAGATCGCGCGCACATGATGATCCAGGCCATCGATGAGGGTCCGCTTCAGCCGGGCATCGCCCGACATCTCGAACACCTTGCCGTCGTGGCGGATCGCGTCCTTCGTGGCCAGTGCGAGCGCGTCCGCGTCGACCTGAAGCGCGCACTTCGCCGAATACACCGCGACCGAGCCGTTCTCAGTGATACCGGTGATCGTGAATTTCGCGCCCGACTTCGACACGATACGATCCGCGTACACCGGGCGGCCGGTGCCCGGGTCATAGGTGGGCTGGCCGGCGTCGAGCACCGGATCCCGGAAGATCAGCTCGACAGTGTCCGCGCCGATGTGCCAGCCAGGCATCAGTAGTCACCGATAGGGAAGCATCCGCGCGGTGCCGCGGACATGCTGATTCCGAGCCGTTCCCACTGCGCATCGGTGATCGTCAGCAGCGTTTCGGGGTTGGCGAACACGCGCTGTTCGTTCGCGTCGTCCGTGAGCACCGTGACGGACTTGTACCCGGCGAACTGGCCGGGCCGCAGGACCGCGGCGACAGCCTCGAATACGACGAGCTCGACCTCGGGATCGGATTCGTCCAGGGTCAGGCCGGCCGCAGTGAAGCGGCGCCGAATCTGGTTCGACGCCGCGTTCAGCAGCAGATCAGCGAGTTCGTCCTCTGCGCCGACCAGCGGCCGGAACAGTTGGACGAAACGCTGTTTGGTGACGATCGGCGTCACGACGCCGGCCACCGTCAGACCTTGATCGCTTGGAGCTCGTCCTTGGACAGCTCGGCGAGTTCGTCGGCCGGGCGGCCGGTGGCTGTGGCGACGTAATCGACCCACTTCTCGTGAGCCGCAGCCTTGGCGGGACGCTTCAGCTCGGCCGCCGGTGGCTGGTCGGCCTGTGCCGCATCGGTGTTGGCGTCAGGATCGCCAGCGGGCGCCTGGTCGTCGTCACCGGTGGCCGGTGCCGGCTCGGTCTCGGTCTCGTCCTCAACCGCAGGCTCATCGTGCAGTGCCAGGACGCGAGCGACGGACCGATCTAGCGCGGGCTGAATGTCGTGATGCAGTGGCGCCGCATCGGATTCGTCCGAGCCCGCAGGCAATGGCACCCGCGAGAGGATGTCGGCGAGCTTGCGATCGACGTCCGCCGAACGGGTCTCGGGGATCGGGGCCGGCGTGAACACGCCTTCATGGTCGCCACGCTCGACCTCAGCCTCCGGCAGATCGACTTCCTCGCCGAACTGCGAGATCCGATAGCCGCCATCGGTGGTCTTGTGCCGCCAGTGCCGAACTCGGATGGTCCGCTTCGCCATGCTTCCTCCGTTGTCGAGATGTCGAGCCCGGACCGGCCGCCGACGCGCGGCCGGCCGGGACGACGTCTTAGCCTGCGAGACCGGTGATCTTCTTCACGGCGAAGACGTTGGTAACACCCATGATCGGCATCACGAACGACTGGACCCAGCTGGTCCGCTTGCCCGGCTCGCGCCAGGTCTCCGTCTGAAGCTGCTTCTCGTAGTCGAGGAAGCCAACCTGGCCGCGCTGCGCGGCGTAGGCCACGCCCGGGGTAACCCGGTTGGAGCGGAAAGTGGATACACCAGCCTTGTTCAGGATGGTTTCGGCGTTGCCGTCGTAGGCAACTTCGAGGTTGTACCACTCCTGCGGATTCATGATCCACACGTTGTACTCGATGCCGAGTTCCTCGACGTCGGCCGCAAGCTGCGCGCCGAGCAGGTCGGCCAGCGGTCGTTCCTGCATCGGAGTCGGGGACGTGCCGCCGGTCTGGATGTTCGACCAGTCGTGACCGGGGATCACCGCGGCGCCCGCGGTGCTGGCGATGACATCCTCGAGAACTGCGACGGCGCGCTGATTGACCTTGCGGACAATCGTGTTCGCCAGCTGAGTCGTCTGAATATCGAAGTAGACGCGATCGTTGCGGGTGACCGCTTCGTCGGACACCGGGAACTTGCCGCCCCAGTCTTCGGACCGAGCGACCTTCGGCGCCAGCCGCTCCGACACAACGGTCGGGTACTCGTCGGTGGGCCCGCGCTGCTCGACGTCGTTCTTCAGGTACAGCTCGTTCGCTGTGACCGCGTCGTAGATGATCGCGCCGGACGTGGTCGACGCGCCCGACTGGCTGAACAGCTCCGTGGTGATGAACCGCTGAAGCGTCAGATCGGAGATCCGCTTCGTGATCCGGCCCGGAGTCTTCAGTGCCGTATCGACGGTGATCTCCGGCCCGTTGACCTTGGGAGGTCCCAGCGGGTAAGTCACCGGTGATGCGTATGCCATTGCTGGTTCCTTCCTCAGTAGAGCGAAATCTCGGCGTCGGCACCGTTGGCCGCCGCGGTGAGTGCGTATCCGAGCTTTGCGCCGGCCGCCGCGACGATCGCGACACCGCCAGCACCGGCCTGAACTTCGTCGCCGGCAGCCAGCGCAGCGCCGGCCGTCACGCGGACCACGCGCGAATTGCCGCGTGCCACACCGACGATGTCGCCGGACGCAGCGTCGTACTTGGCCACGCCGCAGCTGCGGTCACCGGCGGCGCATGGCGCAACGGCGATGTTGCCGCCGGTGCGGTTGCCGGAGATCTTCAGGAATCGCTTGCCGGTGACCGCTGCGGTCGCCCGGCCGGTGATGTCGCGGCCCGGGTCGTAGATGTCGTGCATCTCGTTCGCCATGTTCGTCAGTTCCCTTCGGTGCGATCAGATCTCAGTCGTTGGCCTGGCCGCTGGACGGTTCGAGCGGGGCCGCATCGAACCAGGCCAGGTCATCCGGTGCGGACATCGACGCGCCCGGGTCCGGGTTCATGCCGTGCCCGACTTCCTGAACGGGGATAAAGCCGGATGCCATCGCGTCCAGAATCGCGGTGGTCTTGTCGCGGTCGACCTCCATCAGACCGAGGTACTGATCGCGGTCGACAGGCCGGATCTTGCCGGCACGAATCGCGCCGTCGACCACGCCTTCGTCGTTCTGGCGCTGCATCGACGCGAACGCGGTCGCGCCCTGCTGCGCTGCGGCGACCGTGCTTGCCCACTGGTCGCGGTTGACAACAGCCAAGCCGTTCGCGTCGGCGAACGCGGCGAGCTGCTGCGCGTCGGCTTCAGCTGCCGCCGGTGCAGCCGGCCCGGGCAGAGCCGCTTCCAGCGCGGCGTTGAATGCGTCGTCGTCCAGTTCCGGGTCCAGCCCGTACTTCTCGGCGAGTTGTTCCTTCAGGGTCGCCATCTTGGCTTCCTTCCTCGATCGGTCGTTACGAACCTGGTTCCGGATCACCGGCGCCGGTGCGGTCCGACGTCCGGCGAAGTTGAACACGGTCAAGTCGAACCGATTCTTGAGCGAATCCGCCTCGTCTGCTGCGGAACTCTCGTCGGCCGGCTCGATGATGGTGTCGGCCAGGCCCGCGGCGACCATTTCGTCGGCGGTGAACCAGGTCTCGTTCTTCATCAGCTTCAGCCAGTCCTTGACGTCGCCGCCGGCCCGGTCCGCGTAGACCGATGCGATCGATTCGTTGTGACGAATCAGCAGGTCGCGCATCTCTTTGAAGTCGTCCGCGGTGCCCATCACGACGCCGCGCGCTTCGTGAATCATCATCTCGGCGTACTTCGATGTCTGGATCTCGTCGCCTGCCATAGCGATAAAGCTCGCGGCGCTGGCGGCCAAGCCGTCGATCCGGGCAATCACCTTCGCCGGGTGCCGCTTCAGCGCGTTCATGATCGCGATGCCGTCGAACACGATGCCGCCCGGGCTGTTGATCCCGACGACGATCTCGTCGGCTTCCAGCGCATTGAGTTCGTTCGCGAAATCGCCTGCCGAGACACCGAACCACGGATCGATTTCGTCGTAAATCAGAATCTCGGCGGTCTTCTTCCCGCGCGCCTGGTTGATTGAATACCACGGCTTCGCTTCGTCCTTCGGCGCCCGGTGAAGCATCCGCGCGAGCCGCTGCTCGACATCAGCGTTCGCCGACATCATCGCGAGCGAGTTGCCGAACCGCTGGTAGACCTCTGCTATGTGCGCGTAGACACTCATCAGAACAGCACCCCTTGATCCTTGGTCAGCGTCATCTTCCCGAGATCGCGCTTGCTGCGCTGACGAGCGCTGTTCGCCGGTTCCGGCGCGGGCGGTTCGTTGACCGGATCCGACTCGGGGACCGGGTCGGCCTGCGGCGCAGCGGGTTCGTAGTTCGGATCGAGCGCCGGCGCGCCGAGCTGCTGCCGGATGAACGCCTTCAGCGCGTCGTCCGGATCCAGAAGACCGGCCTGGACAAGCAGATTCAGCGCCGCGGCGGTCGCATCCTGTCGCGAGCCGATCTCGTCGCACACCAGCAGCGGCGCGCCGACGTCGATCGAATAGTTCGAGTCCAACAGGTCTTCGATGACGTGCTGGTTCGTGACGTCGGCGATGTCCTCGGCGATCGACTGGACCGATTGAACGAACACGTCGGCCTGGACGCTGGCCAGCGCGTAGCTTCCGCCCCGGTCGAGGTTGAGGAAGTGAGCGAGCCCGGCCAGCGCGATCTGCTTGTCGTGGTACTCGATCGCCTGTTGCATATCGGGCAAGTTGCCCTGGACGCCGAGGATTTCGAGCTTCGCGCCGAACGGCAGCGCGGCGCCGGCCGACATACCGCCACGGAACCGAGTCGCGATCTTCTCGTAGTCCTTGATCCGCTGTTCAGCGTTCGGGCCCTTGGATTCGTCGTCGGCCATCGTGGCGACCGGGACACCGATACCGTTGCGCCGAGCCGCTGCGGCCTGGATCCGCATCAGCTCGTCTTTCAACAGCCAGTGCTTGTAGCTCGGCCGCAGCAGCGACGTACCGATCCACACTCCCGGCTCTGGCTCGTTGCGGTAGACCACAAGTCGTGACACGTCGACCCGGCGCGGTTGCAGATTCACGGCACGCCCGGCGCCCATCGGCGGATCCTGCTCGATCCACATCAGCCCGCCGTCCTCGGCGACTGCCCACGATCGGATCGTGAACTGCGGTCGCGGTGCGAGCTTTCGGAGCCTGAACTTCCCGGCGAACGGGCCGCCGGTGTCGTCGTACCGGTAGACCTGCTCGAACACGGAATGGCCATAGCGCAGGTGTGACAACGAGTCCCGTAGGTGCGACTTCCAGCTGAACCGATCGCGCTGGCGCGGCTTGGGCTTCGGGTCGCCACCGTTGTCGCCCAGGATCGGCAGGCCGAGATCGTCGGCGATGTGCGCAACGACGCTGTCTTCGGCGCCGTTCGGATCGATGCGCCACTGAGTTCGCCGGATCGGAAGGCCGATCGCCGACAGTAGCGACCAGCACCGGGCGTCCTCGCGGGGCATCCGCGAGTAGGTGACCAACGACAGCGGCCAGCGCAATTCCGGTACCTGCTCGGTGAGTTCCCACCACCACATGTCGGGGACCGACCCTGGCATCCATGAAGCCGTGTCGGTGGGGGTCGGGTTGAGGTAGCCCGTTTCTGTGGTGAGCGCCGGTGGCCGCGCCATCCTTGTCCAACCTTCCGACGTGCGAACGTGGTTGGTGGTCAGTGTGGCGTTTTCGTGGGGTTAGTGCCGGTGAGCTCTGGTTGTAAACGAACAGTTGACACTGTGGGCTTGTAAACGTATTATTTACATATGCAGATCGAAGACAGCGCCCGCAAGCACGGCATCACCGAAGCTGCCATGCGCCACGCGGTCGCCAACGCGCTCCGCATCATCGAACAGGAATACGACGGCGAGCTCCGTCAGCTCGTCATCGGTGCCGACCAGTCGGCGCGCCTGCTCGAAATCGTCGTGGTGACCGACGAACCCGTTCGGATCATCCACGCCGACGTCCTCCGTCCGAAGTTCTACGACTACCTGTGAAGGGGTGATACCTATGGCTACCAAGCACACTGAGAAGACCGACGTCGAAACCTGGCTCGACAACCTGGAAGTCGACCCGGCCAAGGCCCGCGACGCGCGCCACATGCGCCGGATCGCCGCGGCGGCAACCGCGTGCGACGCCGCCGAAACTGAATTGAACGATGCCGTTGCCGAAGCACGCGCAGCCGGCGACACCTGGGCAATGATCGGAACGGCGCTCAGCATCAGCCGCCAGGCCGCTTACCAGCGATTCGGAAAGTCCGAGCAGTGAGCCGCGGCTTGTACGGCGTGGTCAGCGCTGGTCCCGGCAACATCGTTCCAATCAGCAAGGCCAAGGCCAAGTTGTCCGAACTGGTCCGACAGGCAGCCGAGGAAGACGTTGTCCTGATGAATCACGGGACGCCGGCCGCCGTGCTGATCTCGGCTGAACGGTACGACTCGATCCTTGAAGAACTGGAAGACCTACGCGACCGTCTCAGCGTGCATGAGCGCAGCGGCGTAACCATCTCGGCCGACAAGCTCATGACCGAACTCGGATTGGCGTCTGAGCAGTGAGCACGTTGGGTCAGTACGCGCGCGGCGTGATCGCGGCGCGCGGCGTGAAGGTGTCCGACTACGTGAAGTTCGCCAGCGGGGGTGACACGTGGCACGGCGATCGATGTGGCTGCCCGGATGACCGATGCAGCGGTGGTTACCACCACGACGGCGGCGACGACGACTGCGGGTGTCTTCCGGCAGTCCTGGACGAGATGCTCGGCCAAGGCGTGTGGGCGACTATCAAGGGTCCCGCTCATGCCACGTAGGAATCTGTTCATCCGGACGCCGAAGATGTCGCACGGGGACGCCGGCCGTATCGCCGAGCTGTGCGAGCGGTCCGGCCAGCCGCTGGTCCCGTGGCAGCGGGAATGGCTGGACCGAGCCGAATCGGCATCGATGGCCGAGCAGTTCGGCGAGATCGTGCGCGCGAACCGACTTGGAGGGATGAGCCGATGAGCGACGGGCCGATCTACGCCACCGGCACCTTTGAGGTTGAGTTCAGCGACCCCGAAGACGCTCGCCGCGTGCATGAGTTGATGCAGGGTGGGCTGTTCTTTCAGCAGGCGGTCGACCAGTTGGAGCTGCGGCCGAACGTCCATTTCTCGCTGACGCGGACCGACAATGGACCGGACGGCCGCGGCGCCTCAACCGACCACACGTAGCGGTCAGAGCTCGCGGACCGGCGCCGGGCCCTGCGGATCGCACGCGGCGCCGGGCTCCGGGAACGCTGCCACCGCACCACAGGGACACGTCCAGTTCCGGTGGCCATCGTGCGCCGTGCATGGCCGGTAGCTGACGATCATCCGCCCCGGGATGAACGGGTGGCCGGCCGGGCAGTGTGTCGGCGCCAGCTGCTTCCAGCCGCCCGACGTCGACCGCACCAGATCACCAACCACCGCCGCCACCCCACAACCGTATGACCGGGAACTGACAGGCCGCCAGCAGCGTCCAACCTTCATGCGAACTATCGAGGACGTTGACGCCGAGCTCCGGGCACTGGCCGCGTACCGGGCCGCGTGCGCCGAGGCCGGCGACCCCGTCCGGACAACTACCGCCGTCGACCGGCTGCTCGATGAACGGTCAGAATGCGGCCTCGAGTAGGTCCAGTTCGTCCAGGTCGTGACCGTCGTCGGACGTCATCGGCGCCGGCGACGAACCCAACTCTTCGGCGAACATCTGCACACCCCAGTGGGCCAGAGTCACCGCCGACCACTGCGGAACACCGGCATCAGCGTCGTTCCACACGAAATCGCCCATCTTGAGTTCACGCTTCTCGACCACCTTCAGCGCGTCTTCCAAGATCGGCTGCCCGGTGTGCGACAGCTCGGCGGCCAGCGCCGCGTCCACGAAACCGCTACACGCCTTCGCCATCTGCGGTGTGCTCGCCTCGGTCAGCTCGTAACCGAGATCCCGCATCCGCGCGACCAACACGTTCGCCTTGCCGCGCCCGTCGACAATGATCGCCGCCGGATCCCACAACTCGATCAGGATCACCAGGAACAGCGCCACGTCTGGAAGCTTCGCGTTCCGCAGATACCCGACTTCCAGATGAACCTTCCCGCCGGCCGTGCGCGAGCCGCCGGCGATCGCCCACCGCCGGCGGTCCCACGATCGGTGAATCGCGATCACGCGCTCACCGACCAGCTCAGGCGACCTGTCTTCCATCGCCGTCCACGTTTCCAGCGGAAAGACTGGTTCGCGATCCGATTCATCCGGCGGATAGATACCCCAGCCGAGGAAATCAGCGTCGTACAAGGCGAGCGCATCCGCAGTGGTGGCCGAACGCCGCTCGGCGTCCATGTCGCGCTGCCGGTGGATCACGCCGTGCGACGGGTTGCCCATCCTGGCCGCGTCCGGATGGTCCCGGGCCGCGGCCAGCGCCCGCGCGTCGACGTTGAGGTCGCCGGTCGGCTCCGGTCGCGGCGCCATCCATTCGGCGAAGAACAAATCCGGCGACTTCTTCCGGCCGAGCCTGCGCATCGACGCCAACACGTGGCAATGCACGTACTTCGGATCGGTGTACACCGGTGGCGTCGACAGGTAGATCGTCTGTGGGTTCAGCGCGGCCAGCTGCGCACCAGTGAGGCCGGTCTTCTGCGCGGCGGTCAGCTTGTACGCCTCATCGAAAATGACCAGGTCAAGCTTCGTCAGACCAACGCCCATATCGGCGCTCCGCAGCCCGACCCGGAGCTCGGCGCCGTTGGCTAGTTCGATCGTGCCGCGGTCTTTGTCCTTGGAGTACCCGTACGGCAGGCCGACGCGCGGCTGAAGCTGCGCCAGCAGTTCCGGCGAACCCTTGATGATCTCGACCAGCCGGTCGTAGACGTCTTCAGCCGTGGCCCACCGCTGCGCCGAGTAGATGATCTTCTCGCCGAGCACGAACAGCCCGAACAAGATCCGCCAGAGCGCGATCTCCGTTTTGCCGTTCTGCCGGGGAACGATCAGGCAGACGTCGCGGTGCGTCCACAACCGGATCCCGTCGTCGTCGGCCGGCATCCGCGAGCAGATCTTGCGCAGCGCCCACCACTGCCACGGCATACACCGCGTACCGAACTGGTCGGCGAGCGCGGCGGTTACGTCGCCGTCGCGCTCGTCACCCTTGAAGCCGTGCCAGAACTCCGGCTCTTGCCGACCGGTCAGCCGTGGCCACGCTCCGATGAACTTCGGGTACGGCTTCGGAAGGAAATCCTCGGGCAGCTCGGCCCGGCCACGCGCGGCCTGCGCGACCGCGGCTTCGGCCTCGGCGAGTTTCGGCGGCGTCATCAGTCCCGCCACACCGCCAGATAGAACGGGCCGCCCTCACCGTCCGACCAGCGCGCCGCGAACACTTCGTAGATCCAGCATCCGTTTGCACATTCGACGCGCAGGAACCCGTCCCGTGTCACAGTGCCCACCGCGCCGAACCAGTCAGCACCGTCTGGCTGTAGCGCCTCGACAAGGTCTTCCATCGACATCAGAGTGATCGGTGGCGGCGGTGGGTCATTCAACCGGCCGGCGTAGATCCGCGGCGCCGAGCTGGCCATCCCGAACCGCGTCTCGCCGAAGCGTTTCTCGTCCTCGCCGACATAGACCTCGACCACATCCACGTCACTTCGCCTTGCCGTAGATCTCGGTGATGATCCGAGCGATCGTGTCGGGCTTGCTGTTTGATCCATCACCACTTCCCGCCGGCCGCATCCGCTGAATGTCCATGATGAGCTTTCGCAACACTTCGGACTGCTGAGCTTCCTCGCGCACCGTGCCGACAAGCCGGACCTCGGCCACCTGATCGGCGATCTTCACCGCCAACCACACGCCCGGATCGCCCGTGTGCATCCGATCGAGCACTTCCAGCCGATCAGCAACACGGCACGCCTGCGCCATCAACAGTTCCGCGGCCGGTTCCATCTTCGGCCAAGCCAATTCGCGCCGTAACCGCGCGCCGGCCGACAACCGCGGACCCTTACGCACAACTTTCGCCGATTTTGGCGCCGATTCTGTCCGTTTACGGGCCGGTTGTTTGCCCTGATCAGGGGCCGGTTTCTCGCTACTTGGGGTGGTTTTCGTCCGTTTCGTTGTCCGGGCCGATGTCCGTTTCTGCGCCGTCATCGGGGCCCGCCGGCCGAATTTGAACTCGCGCCCCGAAAAAAAGAACGACTCACCCCGGGGTAGTCGCCTACCCCCCGGGGGTCTGATTTTTTCGGGGGGCATCGTCGCAGGTCAGAGCCTCGCTGGCGATCAGCCGATGAGTGCAAGTTGCTCGCCTCCTCCGCCTGCGAGCTTCAGCAGGTTGCATTCCCAGTGCGAGCATTGGGTATTGGCGTAGGTGTGCCCGCCGCCGCGGGCCATCGGGATCACGTGGTCGAGGCTGGCGCTACGTGGGTGTGGGTATTTCAGCCGCTTGTCGACAGGCTCATGGCAAATGCCGCAGCACCAGCGGTCACGCCTGAATACCCGGAGTCTGTCGACGTATTCGTACTCGACGCCGTATCGCTTCGCACGCGCTCGGTGGTTGCCTGGCGATAGGGCCAGGCCGAGCTGTCTGCGATTGCGTTGGTACTCGCGGCCTTGTGCTCGGCGTTGTTCGGCGTAGTCGGGTCCGTACTGCTCGCGATGGATCTTGCGGCAGCTGTGGCAGATCAGCCCATCGCGGGATCGTGCTGCGGTTGGTCGGAGTTGGCCGCACTTCGCGCACGGTCTGCGAATCGTCTTGCCGGTCTTGTTGTAGGTGTGTCTGGTTGCGGCTGCTTGGCGGCATGTGATCGAGCAGTAGGTTGCGGGGCGGCCTCGGCCTGTCCGTGGCGGTAGGGCGACGTCGCACGTGGCGCAGTTCATCGCGTCAGTCCTCTTGTTGGGTGATCCAGTCGTAGAACTCTTGGGCGGTGGCGAGGACTTCGGCGGCGACGTTGGCGCGGTCGAATATGGCCATTGAGTCGCCGGTTTCGCAGTGGAGTTGGGTGGCGTTGTAGAGCGCACGTTCGCGCATCTCTTGGCGTTGGCGGCGTGTCTCGTCGGCGCTCCGGGCGATCCACTCTTCGGCGCCGGCCCACGGTGGGATGTTCATCTGTGTCATGGTCAGACCTCCGGGTTGTGTGTTGCGTCGGGGTGGGTTGGTTCAGGATCGCCTGGTAGCCAGGTGGTTACGGTGATGGCTGGCGGGTGTTCGCCGAGCCAGTCGCACCAGGGCGAGCCGCACGTCGGGCAGCAGGTGCAGTCGGCGGGCCGCTCGTCGCCTTCGGCCGCTTCGCATGAGTGACAGGTGCCCTTACTCATCGGCCGGCCCGTCTGCGAGTGCGGGGTAGCGGTCCAGGAGCTGCACGGCCAGGCCATTCATTGACCGCATGTGACTCACTGAGGGCATGGGGTCCCACCCGTAGGTCATTTCGATCAGCTCGTTGGTCAGTTGCTTGATGCGCTTGTCCCGCTTGGCTTCTTCGGCTTGCTCGCGCTCGCGGCGTACGGCGATGTTGTCCAGAAGTATCGCAGCGCGCGCCATGCCGTCGTGCTCGCCTCCGGTCCAAACGTGGGGAGGGACGCTGAATGCGCGCACCACTTCGGCGGCGTCTCGGATGCGTTCGGGAGTGAGATCGGTCATCAGCTTGCCTTGTCTCTCAGGTAGTTCCGGATTTCGGGTGGGGTTTGTGCGCAGTTGCAGATGTATTCGTAGCCGCCGATTTCGATGACGTGGTCGCAGCCGGCTTCGTCGTGGTCTTCGATGTCGTGGGGGCACCAGGGGCAGATGATGCGGGCGGCTTCGGGTGCTTGTTGGTGGCGGCGCCATGCTGCGATTGCTGCGCGGGTGGTTCCGTGTCGGCGGATGGTGCCGTCGAGTTTGACCTGTGTTTTCTTGCCGCAGTCGGGGCATGTGCCGCGCCAGGGTCCGTCTTGGGTGTTGGCTTTGGTGTCGCTGCCGGGGCACCGGATCCGGGTTGCTTTCATGCGGGTTTCTTTCGTGTGCAGTCGGCGCGGTGTGTGCCGTGTACGGCGTGGTAGTAGCCGCAGCCGGAGCAGAACGTTTCGGGGCGGTCGTGGGCGGATTGGTAGAGCTGGCGCCACCGGTCCCGAGGCTTCGATTCCTTGCTCATCGGATGCTCGATCCGAATGCCCACGGCGCCAGCGATTCAACGACGCTGGCAAGGTGCTCGGCGGCGATGTCGTAGCGGTGTGGGTGGCGTTCGATCGTGCTGTCGTCTCGGACCCGGCAGACCCGGCCGCACTGCGGGCAGTAGTCCGAATCTTGACTGATGTCGCCGATCGCGCCGGTTCCCGGGCACGGCTTCAATTCCTTGCTCATGGCAGCGGTCCGCCGAGTGCGGTAACCACTTCATCGACGGTCATGCCGGCTTCGTATGCGTCGCGAATTGGCCTGTTAGCTGCGGCCATCGCTGCATCGAGTTGCTGCTTGCGGTGTTTCACTTCCGCCCCGATATGAGCGAGTTCGGCGCATATGGTGTCGCGGTCGATCATGCTGCGGGCCATCCCATCGCGAGTTCGCCGAGTGGTGTTTCGGTGCGGATGAGTCGGAGTGCGGGCCGTTCGTGGTCCCGGGATCCGTCGCCGCGCTGTTTGTTGCACAAGCCGTGTAGCAGGCGGTTTGCGATCTTGCCGGCGCCTTTGCCGTCTGGGTGGTCGCCTGCGAGCTGTCCGGATGTGGTGTCGGGCTTGCCATCTGATCGGGTGGCGGTGGGGTCGTAGTCGTGGTTCTTTGTGCGGTCGCGGAACATCGGCAGGCCGCACCACCAGCAGATCGTGCCGTCAACGTGGTTGGCGCGCAGGCGATCAGCCTGGACGCGATGGCTGTAGTCGTAGCCGCGTTCCGAGGGCGACGGGCGGCGTTTACGTGGCGCGGCCATCAGGCGAACGCCGGTCCGTCACCGCGGGGTAGCGGCTTGATGGGGTCGCGGCCGGCTTGGCGTAGTGCGGCGTCGATGGCGGCCTCGCGCTCGACGTCGAGTTTCGGCCTGTCGAGTTTCGGCCAGGGCTTCCAGGCGATATCGAGCTCGCCCAACGCTTCAGCGATCCACGCCTTGCCGCACCAGCAGCGCCATTTGTCGCCGGGTGCAGCGTTGGGCTGGTCGCATCGGTGGGAACTGTCCGCGATCTGCGTGACTGTCGCGCCGCACTGGTTGCATACCCACGGTCCCGCCGGGCCGGGCCCGTGAAGCGTCTTGTGTGGGCAGAGCGGAAGCGTGGCATCGGGTGTGACATTTCCGTGAATATCTTTCGCGGGAATGTCACTTTCGGTCTGTTCTGCCTGTTCGGCGATAGCTTGGCCGGCCTGTTCGGCGAATTTGTCGAGTACGGCGCGGTTGTGGAGTTCGCCGCCGTTGGCGTACGCCTCGCGGAGCCGCTGGTTGGCGGCTTCGTATGCGTCTTGTGCCCGGGCGACTTCGGCTTGCGCCGCGGAGATCTCGATCGAGGCCAGGCGGCGTCGGGTCTCGTCATCGACCGGCCCGGCGCCGGCCGCGAGCTTGTCGAACGTGGTCTCAGGCTCGGGCGCGCGGTGTCGGCCGCCGGCGGGCCGCTGCTTGCCTGCGGGGTGGCGTTCCATCGCTGCGAGTTCGTCGGCGGACTTCTCGCGCACCACATGCAGAGTCGGCGATGTGCGGTGGTACTTCGGATCTGACGCAGCGAGAGCGTCCTCGGCCGCGGTGCCTTCCTGGCGGGCCCGGGCTTCGCGGATCCGCTTCGATGCCTGCGCGCTGTCCTCGGCGATCATCTGCGTGTCGGCGATCGACGCATCGACCGGGGTTGCGGGGATCGCTTCGCAGTGGCCGAGGACGCCGCGTAGCTGCTGGCAGATCGTCAGGAACAGCGGCATTTCGGCTTCGGTGACCTTGACGACGAACGATTTGTCGCCGGCGAGTTGCACGATGTGGAACTTGCCGGGCTGTTTGAGGAATGCCTTCATCTGGTCGGCGGGGCTGTCGCTGGCGAAGGGTCGGCGGTTCTTCTTCGCGCGGCGGGCTTTGCGGTTGAGCATCGACATCGGTTCAGTTCCCTTCGGTGGTGGTGGCCTGGACGTAGGGGTAGGGCCAGCCGCAGCGGTGCGGGTTCTCGCAGTAGCAGGCGTCTTTCGCGCAGGTGTGCGCTCCGGACTGGCAGCCGGGGCAGGATCCGCGGCCGGTGTTGGCCAGCGTCTCGGCGAGCTCTACGAATCCGGTCATCGCGGCGTGTGCGCGCTTCAGGACGTCCGGGGCGGGTTCGGCCACGCCGGGGAACGGTGACCGGCCGAGCACTTCGTTGAGAGTGATCGGAAGCTGAACCAGCGCGCCTGATTTGAGCGTGACAGCGACACCGAGGTCGGGAAACGCCGGGTTTGGCGGGACGGTCACGGACGGAAGCCAGCGCTCGGCGTCGAGGGTGAGCCGTTCGCCGTCTTCGTGGGTCTGAACGTCACTGGCCAGGATCGAGTGAATTCGCTTGCCGTCGACCAGGATCTCGACGTGGCGAAACGGCGGGTGCTGCGGCGCGCAGCTCTGGACTTCGCCGTGTTCGGGGATAGCGCGCGCCGGAGGGTTGCCGTCCTCCGACTGGCCCAGGCTTGCCGGCGTCTGCTCACTTTCGCCGATTTGACGCGCCGCAGCGGCTTCGACGGTAGCGAGATCGGGGCTCTCGGGTGTGTGAGCTACCGCAGCCAGGTATGCGGCTTCGGCGACCTTGTCCCAGCACGGTTCACCGTCGAGCGTTCCCCATTCGTCGCGATTCCAGTAACCGGCGCCTTCGATCTCGCCAGCTTCGTGTTGGCGATCCAGCTCATCGAAGATCGCCGCTTTCGTGCGTTCGACGGTCACCAGGCCGATCCCTTCGTGATGGCGAGCAGCATTGCGAACGCGACGAGCGCCAGGACGATCCCGAATCCGATCAGCGCGGCTGAGATGAGGTCGTGGCCACGCTCGTTGTCGAGGTCCGCGGCGACGAGCTCGGCGAGCGTCGGGATCCGCGTCAGTGCCTCGCCGGTGTCGACTGCGATCGCGATGTAGGTGTGTCCAAGGGGTCCGAACGGCCGGCGCGGATCGATTGGCTTCATGCTGGTTTCGGTGCGGCGGTAATCGAGCAGGCCGGCCGCGTCGCCGAGCGGGAAACGAGCCTCGAGGATGGGATCAGCGGGCATCGTCGGACCTCGCGATCTCGGGGTCGGTGTCGCCGAGTCGCAGACGTATCCACTCGGTGAACGGGATGCAGTGGATCCGCCAGCTCTGCAACTCGTCGCGGTGCGCTTCGAGCGGCTGCCACAACAGTTCTGGCGTATGAAGGATGGTCAGCTTGATCTGGTCGCTGATCCCGCGCACGGTGACGTCGGCGGAGTTCATTCCCATCGGTCCGGCGGACGGGGCGATGACGACCAGGCCGGGAATCATGCGGGTCTCGCGGTGAACGAACGGGTCGCCGGGCGTGTGGTGCGCGACCTGGACCTCGATCGGCTGCCGGGACAGCACCGCCTTGAACCGGGCGCCCTCGGCGCTGAGATCGGCGGGCCATGCCCGAACTAGGACATCGGTTTGGAGAGCAGTGGTCATGTGTGGCTGGTTCCTTCCTGTGACGATCGGAGTCGAGCGGGGTTGCTGCGGGTGTGGTCGCGGTCGAATTCGTCTCGGCCGCCCCACAAGCCATTGGGGTCCTGCAAGCTGGCCCGGTACTGCTCGCAGGCCGCTTTGACGGGGCAGGATTCGCAGAGCGCTTTGCCGAGAGCGATATTGGCCGCGTATTCGCGTTTCGCGCGGTGGCTGCGGCCGGAGACTGGGAAGAACATCAGGTCGAGTTGGCGGCCGAGTTCGCGTTTCTCGGCGGGGGTTGCGTCGGGCGACAACACGTTCCGGCATTCGGCTTCACTCATCCAGTCGCGGTCGAGGTCGCCGAGGATGCCGCGCAGGAACCCGGGGCGTCCGCGGCGCGGGATCCGGGTCCGGTCGTAGTGCCCGACAGGCATCAGATCGCCTTCAGTGCTGCGACGATGTCGGCCGGTGGGGTCCAGAGTCCGAGTGCGCCCTTGCAAGGGATCGGCTCGGGAAGCGGTCGCGGGTTTTCGAGCACTAGGTGTGTGATGCGGCGGCGTTCCCGTCCGCCGTGCTCGACGTACGCGGACTCTCCCCACGGTTGGCAGCATCCGGCGTCGGGGTGGCAGTCGACCAGGTCGACCACACCGAGGATTGCGCCCATGTGCATGTCCTCAAACAGTGGGCCGCCGGCTTGGCGCCACGCATCGGCGACGAGCGGGGACTCAGCACCGCGGTCGGACCAGCGCGCGCCAGCGTGGATGGCCAGAGGTCCGCGGTAGGACCAGAGTTGTGTCCGGTTCTCGATGAGCTTGCCGTGGAAGATGGCCCATGCCCACGGCTGTTGAACGGTAAGCGCTTTCACTTCACACTCCCTGGAATCGTCGTGAGCCGATCGCGTTGATCGGCGGGGCGGCAAGGTCTTCCGGCCACTGGACTGTCACCAGTCCTTCCAGGTGCCGGCGGCGCGTGGCGAATGGGAGTTGCCAGCCGAGACGCTTCGCGCACATCGCGGCGCACACGGCAGCGTCGGCGATATCGTGATTCGGGATGTGAATTCCGGGCCACCACTTCGACACCTCGGCGAGGATCTGTTCCTTTTCGGCCCGGCCGTAGCCGGTGGCCCACGCCTTCAGCGTCGGCGGCTGGATGATCGCCCGCGGGATCTTCCTGGCCCACAATGCCGACCAGATGCCGTACCAGAGCGCGCCGCGTTCGAGGTACGACGGCAGCGCGTTCTTCGGCGGGATCATCGCCTCGATCAACACCAGTTCGGGCTGGTACTTGTCGATGACGCTGGTGATTTTCTGCGCCTGTGACACGATCCGCTCGGCGGACTCATCGAAACCGGACGTGTTCGGCAGTGAATAGCCGCAGTCGCGTAGCACTTTCGGGCGAGCGATGCCGTCCGCACCGAGCTTCAGCACGGTCATGCCGGTGCGGGTCAGGCTCGAATCGATACCCATCACGTGCCGGCTCATCGGCCTGCCTCGATCCGGTGTAGCCGCTTCCCGGGCATCGTGGCGGTTTCGTCCCGTCCACCGAGCGCGAGTTCGACTGACAGGTCGCCGATGTGGCGGGCCAACGCTTTCGCGGTGGTGTCGTCGCCACGCTTGGACACGATGCCGGTCGCGATCCGGAGCGCGGTCAGATCGTCTTGTGCGCTCACCGGAACACCACCGGGCCGCAGCAGGTGCAGATGTCCGTACCGGGCCGCGTGGGGCGTCTACAGACGGCGCACTGGCCGGACTGGACACGAACCTCAGGCCCGCTGAAGTCGAGTTTCGACAGGTCGATGGTTGTCACTGGACACCGTCCTTGGCGGACAGTCGGCGGATTGCCTCGGTGAGCAGTTCGGCGGTGAATGTCAGCGCGTTGGACATGTCGGGTGGCAGGGTGTCGCGCGGGTCCACTTCGTGGAGGACTGTGGCGACTCCGACGATGAATGCGTGATCTTCGCCGTTCAGCGCGACGGAGTCCCTGTAGCCCTGGATGATGGCGTCGAGCGCTTGCTTGGCTTGCGCACGCTGCTGGTCGACCTGCGCGAGGTGAGCGGTGGTTTCGTTGGGGTCGATGGTGGTCACTGTTCGGCTGCCTTCCGTGCGAGGGTGATTCGGGTCGGGTGAGCTGGCATGTGGTTCAGCGGGTGTGGTTCCTCGCCGGTGAACCGGGCCACGCACGGCGCGCCTACCGGCATTCCGCAGCCCTTCGGCGGCGGCGGACAGGCGACGGTCTCGGCGAGCTTCTTCAGCTCGGCGGATTCCTTGCGGGCGTTGGCCTGCCGTGCGTGCCACTGCTGGCCGCGGCTGTAGTCCTGGCGATCGTCGTCCAGGTCGACCGGCCTAGACATCGATCGACCTTCCGAACACCTTTGCGCCGCCGACCAGTTCGGCCATGCGTCGCCGGTTGGCTTCGAGCTCTGCGTCGCGGCGATCCTCACGGGCTTCACGCTCGGCGCGCGACTCGCGCTCTGTGCGATCTCGCCGGATCGCGATCGAGGATTCGATGAGATCCTTCGGCAGCGGCCGGAACCCGTCGCCGTGGTCTGCGTACATCTTCGAGACGCCGGCGAGGACATCCTCGAGTCCGAGTTCGCGGCGGGCGATCTGGCCGGCCCATGCTTCGACGGTGGCCCGGTTCGGCTGCGGGAACCACGGGTCGTGTGCTGCGCAGTATGCGAGTGCTCGCGCGGCGATCTGGTGGTAATCGTTCACTGTCCGAGCGCCTTCCGGTCTGTGTGTGCGGGTGTGGAGTTGCCGCCGAGTGCTGCCCAGCCGGCGACCTTGGCTTCACCGGCAGTGAGTCCGCCTGTTGATCGGCCGACGGACTGCGCGAGCGCGGTCTGTTCGCGGACGACGTCGGCCGCGATGTGGGGCAGCAGTCCCGTCCCGGATCCCGGTTTCGCGGCCCAGCGGCGAAGCGACTCGGCGACGACTTCGGCCGGCATTCCGTCGCCGACCATGAGCTGAGATGCCGAGAGCCGAAGCGCGGTCTTGACTGCGGCGGGGATGTTGCTCGGGATCAGCGTTGCGACGAGCCGGGACGCTGACGGGTCGACTGGATCTGATCGACCGCGTTCTTGCCCGCGCTCCGGCCCGCGCCGCTCGCCTACGTTTCGTGACGGTGCGTGACCAACTTCAGCGCTATATGTCTCTGTCTCTGTCTCTGTCTTAGGGTCGCGATCGTCCGGCCGATGTCCGGCCGAGGTCCGCTCGGACGTTTCGCCGTTTCCTCTGGTAGAGGGATTGCGCCGACCGCTACGTTCGTTCCGCTTACGTTCTGCGTCTGCGTCGCGATATGCCTTAACTTCGGCGCGGGAACGTTGGTACTTAACCCACTTCGTGAACTGAATGCCGCCGTCCCGGGCCTCGACCCACAACGGATCCGACTCGCCGTCAGGGCCCTTCGTTGCCTTCAGCGCCGCGCGGATTGCGTCCGTGCAACCGAGTTCTTTCAGCGTCTCCGGGCCGACGTAGCCGTCCTGAAGTTTGTTAGCTGAGAAGGTGCCGCAGAGGGTCCACACGCCGACCGCGGCCGCACGGATGCGGCGCGGAATCGACTTGACCTCTGGCCCGTCATAGAAGCCAAGAGGGACGTTGAAACCCGGGGGGCGGCGCTCGGCCATTACGCGCGATCTCCCTTCAGAATCGTTGTGGTGGTGGTCATGTGCCGGACATCTCCCCGCCGATCGTGAGCGGCTGATGTCGGGCGCAGCAGGGGCAGACAGCGACGATCGCGGGGGTCTTGAATGCCTGGCCGCAGTGACGGCAGAGCAGCGTGACGAGCGCCGCCACAGCGGCCCGGGCCGTCACGCGCCGGCCTCGAAATCGAGGGTGGCGCCCTGCAAGCGTTTCGGGTGCGTCAGGGACAGGTCGAGGTATTCAGCGTTGATGTCGATTCCGATGTAGCGCCGGCCTGTCCGCTGTGCCGCGACACCTGTTGTCCCAGACCCGCTGAATGGGTCCAACACCGTGCCACCAGGCTTGCAGCCGGCAAGGATGCACCGCTGTGGCAGTTCGACGGGATATACCGCGAAGTGCGAGCCAGGGAACGGCTGTGTCGGGATGCTCCACACGTCGCCCGGATTGCGGCCGGCCGCCGCGGCGGCCACGTGCCGTGTCCCGGTCGCGACCATGTTCGTCTGCGGAGTCTGCCCGGGTGGCGCGGTGTGGTCCTTGCGCCGGCGGTCGCTCTTGCCGTTGGCGCGATAGGACGGATCGCTGGGATCGAGTGAGCTGCAAGCGATGCGGATCGGATCGAGGTCGAACCAGTAGCGTCGCGACTTGCTGAACAGGAACACCAGCTCGTATCGCCCGGATAGCCGGTCTGTGACACTCTCAGGCATCGCATTCGGCTTGTGCCAGATGATGGCGTTCCGCAGGATCCAGCCGGAGTCTTGGAGCGCGAAGGCGACACGCCACGGAATGCCGAGCAGGTTCTTCGCTGGCCGGTCGGCGGACTTGGAGGGAACGTTTTGCATGAGCCGGACGCGGCGCCCCTGTAATGCGCTGGTCTCGCCGGGGTCGGTGTGTCCACCTGCGGCTGAGTAGCTGTCGCCGAGGTTGAGCCACAGCGTTCCGTCGTCGGCCAGCACGCGGCGCAGCTCGGCGAACAGGTCGCGCATGTTGTCGACGTACTCGGCCGGTGAATCTTCCAGCCCGTATTGGCCTTCGGCGTGGTAGTCCCGCAGCCCAAAGTAGGGCGGGCTGGTCACGATGGCATCCACGGCGCCGGCGTTCAGTTCGCGCGTGATGTCGAGCGCTCGACCGTGATACAGGGTCACCTGGTCGTCGGTGTAGTAGGGCGCGGGGGTCACTCGTTACCGCCGACGAATCGGAGCCGGCTGTCGGCGATTTCGAGCTTGCGGGTCCGGACGCTGGTGGTGTTGGTGGCGGGGTCGTAGCTGACGGTGGTGACCTCGTGCCGGATGCCGTTGGCGTCCGGGCCGAGCCGGGTACCGGGCGCGAACTGGCCGGTCTTGTTGCCTCGGAAGTTCATCAGTAGTCCCTCGGTCCGTTGAGTTCGAGATCTCGGGCATCGTTCGCGGTGTGCAGCTCGTCGGCGACGCGCTCCAGCGCGGTCACGGCGCGCTCGGCGAGCTTCATCGCGTCCTTCGCGAGGTCCATCAGGTCGCGGGCCGGGACGAGACCGGATAGCAGGCTCATTTCGTGGTGACGACCTTCGGTAGTGGCGCGAGGAAGACGGTTGCGCCGAACTGGTTCTCTTGGTCGGCGATCCAGGTGAGGATCCCGGTGTCGGTGGTGGCCCGGGTCTTCGTGACTGCTTTGAGTTCTGGCCGCTGGCGCAGGATCTCGGGCCGGCACACTGCGATCGCGGTATCGATCAGCTCGGCCCGGGGGATACCGCGGGCGTCCGGGTCGTCGGGGTCGACGCTGCGGTCCTTCAGTAGGAAGCCGAGGATCCGGTAGAGGTTGCCGAGGGTGCAGAACGGGCGGTCGTTGGATCCGTGCAGCACGGTCAGCACTGCGGCCAAAGGGAATTCGTCCCCGTTCATCGCGTTCACGGGGTTGTCGGGGGCAGTGTCGGGGTGCGTCATCGGATCGGCTCCGTCCGGCCGGTGCCTTCCCAGCTGACGACGGTCAGGTCGACGTGCTCAGGCTTGTCTTCGTCGTCGCCGAGGATGGCTAGGAGATCGGCGGTTTCGATGAGAGCGCGGGGATCGGCGCCGTCGACCAGTGCGCGGATTTCGCGGAGCTTCCGGCCGGCCGGGTCGCCGAACAGTCGGCGCGCGACGTCGACTGCGTCCGAGGCGTTCTCGTAGCCCTGGTGGGAGTAGACCAGCAGGTTGCCGTTCGGGTCGCTGGCCCGGATGTCGTACTTGCCGGCCATCGCGCCGTCGCGATGTGGCTCGACCTTGACGTCGATCATGTTGGCTCACTTTCACTATCAGGGGCAGGCGCCTTCATGCGCTGTAGCGCCTGGACCAGGCGGGCTTTGTGTGCCTGGCTCTTGAACTGCTCGGCGAGTCGCTGCCGGGCGCGCTGCTGGCCGTAGGCGACGAGCGCGCCGAACACGATCCAGCCGCAGACGAATCCGGCGATGCAGGCGCCGACGATCAGCCATCCGGCGGGGTAGCGGAACGCGGCGGCGATCGATGCGCCGAACACGATCGCGGCCAGGATCAGGTTCGAGATGATCCGCTGTTTCGCCTGCCGTATCCCGTTCATGCGGGCTGGCCTTCCGGTTGTGGCCGCAGAATCGCGATGTCCCACTCCGACATGTCGTAGGGGTCGACAAAACTGGACGGCAACGCGCCGCCGTATGCCAGCCCGGCGAGCGACAGACCCGGGCCGGTGAACACGAACGCGGGCCCGATACCCAGTGGGTCTGCGACGGTCTGCGCGCCGTCCGCGATCAACTGCTCGGCGCGCTCCGCGGTGATGGTGAGCTGAATCATGCGAACACCACTTCGATTCCAAGTCCGGAGAGATCGCGGACCTTGACAGGCCGGCCGATACGCCGGAAGTTCCTGTCGTAGAACGTGACGGTCGGCTGGCGGCGCTCGGCGCGGACCTCGGCGGCGAGCTGCGCCCAGAACCGGATCAGCGCGGCGTCAGCAGCTCGGCGGTTGCGGCGCCGACCACGGATCCCGAACGGTCCGCACGCCGGGCAGCGGAGTAGATGAGCGAGTGTCATTAGTCGAGTCCCGTCTCTGGCGGTGCGAGCCGGACCAGCGCAGCCAGTTCCTCGAACGTCTCTGCCAGAAACTCGCGGCGCTCATCGGACTTGGGTAGCCAGAACGTGATCGCGCTGCGGTCGTCGTCCTCCGGCGGGTGATGCAGCCGTTCCGAGCTGTGCAGGAACATGCGAACAGCGCTGTAGGTGAGGCCGGTGTTAGACGTCTTGGTGTCCAACTCATAGGCAGGGTGGTCCGGCGCCTCGGCGTAATCGGTGATCAGCTCTTGGCTGTAGACGTTGATACGCATCAGCGGATCGCCACCGATCCTGTTGGCAGCCAGCCGGGCTCATCCGACAACACCGTGGCGTCGGTGACCGGGTACTCCTCGTAGGCCACGGTGCCGCGCTCGCGGTAGTAGCCCTGTGAGCAGCTGCTGAAGTATCCGAACGTGCAGTAGCCGCGAACCCAGCCTGCCGGTACCCAGACCTCGCGGGCCCGGGTCCACGATCCGTCCGCTCGACGTGGGGTGTCGCATACCGTGCGGCGCTGTGCACCGAACAGTCCCCAGTGGATCGTTTCGCAGCCCACACCGGGGGCGGCGGCGGCCCGCGGCGTCGACAGGCCCATAGCGCCGCCGAAGATCAGCATCGCGGCGAGCAACCAGGCGAGCGGAATGATCCGCTCGCGGACGACGGAACGACGCGCCACCGCGCCGCCCGCCATCCCACGAGACCGCGACATCAGGCTTCGCCGCCCTTGTCGTCGCTGAACGCCGGCCCGCTGGTGTCGAGCTCGTCGTCATCCTCTTCGTCGCCGTCGTCCTCACCGGCAGCCTGCGGGGTGACCTGCCCGTCCTTGTCGAACATGCCGGTCTGGACCTGATCTGTGGGCGGCTTCGACCCAGCCGGGCCGACCCATTCGACCTTGAGCGAGCGCTTGGGCCGCAACTCGCCATCGGCCATCAGCTGATGCCCGTCGCCGATGCACTTCACCCGGACAACCAGGGTCAGGCTGTCGCCGATCTCCGGCGGGTTTTCGAGCTTCATATTCGTAGCCCGGAAACCGATGTAGGCGCCGCCGGTGTCGACGCTGTTGTCTCCGTGCTTGTCGAGTTCGTTGGTCGACGGGTGGTCAGAGGCTTTGGTGGTGTCCACGCCCATGTTGTCCCGATTCCTATCTGTGTTCAGCGGGCTTGTGCCGCTTGGTTTCCGCTGCCCGGTTGGGCGGCGGCGTCTTCGATGACGGCGATACGGACCGCGCGTCGGTTCCCGGCCAGCGGCGTCCGAAAGTCAAGTAGGCAGTTGTCCGGGTGGCCTGCCTTGTCCGCATCGCTGACGAGCCGGCGCAGGTGGCCGAGGGTCAGCGATTCGCCGCGGGGATCGACTCCGGTCATGGCGCTACTCGGCGGTCTCTGCGGGGGATTCGTCGGCGGTGGCGGCGTCCTGGCGCAGCGTTTCGAGGTTCAGCCACTCCGTAACGTCGGAGTCGAGGGTGCCGGCCTGCTTCCGCGAGATCAGACCGTTCCGGAGCTGCTGAAGCTCGTCGTCGGTGAGTTCCTTCGAGGATCCGATTTCGCGGCCGACGATCTCGCGGATCACGATCAGCCGGTCAGCGCGCTTGTCGTCCCCGTTCAGGCCGAGCTCACCGAACGTCGCGAAGATCGCCGAGTTCAGCCGGGTTCGGGCCGACTTGCGCAGCTCGGCCATCTCCTCACTCGGCCGGACATTCGTCGGCTGCGCGGCCGGCACTTCCTCGGCCGCCGGCTGAGGGTCGTCGGGGACGATCTCGGCGTCGACCGGTTCCTCGGTGGCCTGCTGCGCTGCCTGCTTCCGCTCCCGGGCCGCGCGAACACCGGCCACACCGGATCGCGGCCGACGCTGCGTCTGCGAGGCCGGCGGCTGTGACCAGTCCTCGGTGTCCAATTCGTCGGACGAGAACGGCATTCCGAGCAGAATGTGCGGTGCGATCTCTCGGCACACCACCGCCGTAGCCTTCGCCCGGAGCATGTTCTTCGGCTCGGTGATGTACTTCATGTTGCCTTGGAGCTTGTTATTCGAATTCTTCTTGTACTCACCGGGTTTGCCCTCAATCTCGACGGGCACGTACTGCGCTTTGATGGCGTCCTCCATCGTGAAGCGGCAGCGTTCCGACTCGGACCCATCCGGAGACCACGCCTCGATATCGCAAGCGGTATCGCTGATTTCGTGGGTCTTGAACTTGTAGCCCTTGGCCTTCAGGATCGCCTTCATCGTGCGGGCTTCCAGCCCGGGTTGTCCGTGGATGACGATCACCGAGCGAAGCGACGCAATGGGGGATAGGCCGATCTCTGCGCCGAACAGAATCGCCGCGGCACCGTCGCCGGGCTTGCCGCGGAACCGGTCCGGAACCAACGCGCTGTAGCACATGCCTTCGGCGAAGAACTTTGCGTCGCGCATCGCGCCGACGTGCTCGCGCAGGGTGGTAATCGCCGCCATATCAGGCAGGCGGGCCGGCGGAAGAACTTCCAGTGTCCCCGAGTCGAGTTGGTCCTCGTATGCCTCGATGGTGTCTTCGAGGTCGGTCGTGAAGTCGGTCATGCTGCGGCCTTCCGTTGCTGGTTGGAGACGTGAGTTCCGTGTTTGACGGAATCGAGGACGTTCGCGCTGCGGGTGTCCCACCGCAGGTTGTCGACGTGGTTATTGCTGGGATCGCCGTCGCCGTGGCACGCTTCGAGCCCATCGGGACGCGGGCCAACGAACGCGGCGAGCACCAGAGCGTGAACGCGGAGCGTGCGCGGACCGGTACCACGGCCATAGAGCCGAACGACGGGATGGCCAGATTTCAACGGGCACAACGTCAGAAGCTTCGGATTGCGGCGATAGGTGCGGCCACGGCGGTCAGTCCGAACACGTCCGAGAGACCGCACGCGACCACGGTCGGACACCTCGTAGAGGCCCACATATCCGGGGACCGAACGCCATACCTCCATCACTTCGCCCCCTTGGCCACGAACAGCGCGACCGATCCACGTGACGACGGCTGCCGGCGGGCGATCAGAGTCCCGTTGCAGCGGGCGTACTGCGCGTTCTTCATCGCGTCGAGAACTCGGGTCTTGGCCAGTCGCGCGGCGGTCTCGACCACCTTCAGATCAGCTGTGGCGGTCAGGTATTCGTCGGCCAGCTCCGAGGACAGCTCGACCTCGGCGCCCTTCTCGATGTCGGGGTGTTGCAGCCGGACCGTCTCGTAGGTGGCGACGCTGTCATCCAGCTCGGGCGGGGTGTCGCCGCCGAGCGACCGGTAGAACCGCCGGCATTCCTCGATGATGAACATCGCCTCTTGCTTGGCGTCGGTGTCGTAGGCGACCTCGTAGATCCGCTCGTCACCGAGGCGGGGCCCGATGGCCAGCAGTTGGCCGGGCAGATCCGTCCAGCCGGTGAACAGCATTGAGACGAGTACCTGCGTCCAGTAGTCGGCCGGCAGATCGCCCGACAGGTCATCGCCCCACTTGTCGGAATCGTTCTGGTCGCGGGCCATCTTGAACTCGACCACTCGGCGGCTGCGGCCCCGGACGCCGCGACGGTCGAGGGTGGCCATCGCGGGAAAGCCGAAATGGTCGGGGTCCACGACGAACTGGACCTCGCCGGGGGACAGCAGCCAGCCGGGGTTCTTGCGGCGCCACCGGTTGGCCGCGAACGGTTCGACGTCGTGACCGAGGTCGTAGGCGTCCTTCGGTTCCTCGTCGGGGAGTATGCCTTTCATGCGGCACCACAGCGAGTAGGGCGATTCCCACCGGGACAGGCCCAGGATGGCGCCCACCTTGCTCGGCGAGATCGTGGCCAGGTGCTCCGGCGATCCGGGTGTGATCCAGTCCGTGTCGCCCGGCTGGTGGACTGCGATGATGTGGTTCACCAGGTATCCCCGTCTGTGATGGATTCGTAGAGGTCGCGGCACCACTCGACGTCGCCGAGGGCGGTGTGCCGCTTGTATTCGTCCGGGTCGAGCCCGACGAGCCGGGTCAGTTCGTCTGATTTCCAAGGCCGGGGCGGTGTGCGTCCGTGAATGCCGGTCAGCCAGCCGACCGCGATCGTCGGCACGTCGAGCGGGTGGTAGTGCCATTCGGGCTCGATGTCGAACTCGGCCAGCAGATCCCCGAGGCGTTCCATATCGAAACCGGGGTTCGATCCGGCGATCACAGCCTTACCGGCGACGATCTTGGCGATCCGGTCCGCCGCGTCGACCATGTCGATTGCCTGATCGAATCGGTATCGCGCTTGGTAGTCCCGTTGGAACCACTCGGGCAGCGTTGCGGCCCAGTCGATCCCGTACCGCTTCTGCTGGTGGCGGATCTGGAAGTGTTCGCGCGCCGACTCGGTCCCGTCGTCCTCGATCCGGATCGCGGCGAACTCCCAGATCGGGGCACGGCGGTCGAGGCCAAGAGTTTCCGTGTCGAGGAATGTTGTTGTCACAGTTGAACCCACGTCCAGGTCGTCGCGGTCGGTGTCGGGGTGGAGCGCAGCCAGTAGCCGTCCACGAGGCCGGCGAGCATCGTGATCTCGGTCAGCGTCGTGTCGGCTTCGTAGCGCTTTGCGGGCTGGCCGGGGCGGCGGGTCAGCGACCAGACAAGAGAGCGGTTGTCGCGGATCAGGACGATTCCGGTCGTCGTCTTCGGCGGCATCACGCCACCGCCCGCGCGGCGAGTTCGACCGGCTTGCCGGACATCTCGCAGAACGAGTAGCGGCGCCGGTGCTTGTCCGTAATCATGTGCACTGCGACGCATCCCACGCTGTTCTGTGGCACGTCACGCTTGCAGATCGGGCAGCGGATCATGACGCCACCGCCTCAGGCTGAAGCTCGATCCCGAACTTCTTGTAGCGCTTCTGAAGTGCATCGATGGTGATGTGCATCGCGGCTGCAATCTGCGCGTCGCTGTGGCCCAGTGCCCGGTGGTCGGCGACGATGTCGGCGAAGTCCGGCGGAATAACGATGTGAGTCGGACGCGGCGGGACACCTTCAGGGACTGCGTTCGGATCGTCCAGGGCGGCAGTCGATTCCCACGCGAACGGGGCGGCCCACCCAAACTGACGGGCCTGCTTGCGTGCGTCGGCGCTCGGTCCGGGCACCATGTGCAGCTGGTCGTAGAGACCCGCGATCGCGGCGGCCAGGTCCGCGTGAATCATCGGCGGACGCTTCACCGCTACCGTGGCGAGTTCCTGATCGGTGACATGGATTCGGTGTGCGATCTCGAACAGCGGGTAGCCGAGAGCAACCAGGGCTTGAACGCGACGGATCGCGCCGAGCGCTGCTACCTGGTTCTCGGGGATCTGGACCGCGAAGATCCGGTCAGCGGTCTTGCGGTGCACGCGAGTAAGCGGCCGGCGGCGGTCGTGGTCGCTCTGTCCTCGCAGGATGAGCTGGATCCGCGTTGGCTGGACACCGGCGGCCCGGGCGATGGCGGCCTGGTGGAGCCCGGCGGCGAGCAGTGCCTCGATGTGCTGCCGGACGTGCTCGGGGTCGACGCCGAACGGGTCGAATGTGCCGTCCTCGATGGCAGCGGCGCGCCAACGCTGGTAGCACTTGGCGCACATGCCTCGCCGGAGCTTCTTGAACTCTCGGCTGCACTTGGCGCAAGTCGGGGTAGTAGTGTCGGGGTCTGACACGGATTGACCTCCAATGTCGTGACGCCGGTTCCGCGCCCACCGCGGACCGGCGTCGGTCGTTAGTGGGTGGTAGAAGCGGGGCGCGCCGGGCCGGGTGAGGGGGACACCGGCCCGGCGCTCTCACCACTGCCATCCCCAGCAGTGGTGGGAATCCAATTCATCGCGGCGAGCACGTCGGCGACGACGCCGGCCCAGAACGGGTACGGATGCAGAGGGTGCTTAGCTGCGAGTTGTTCGGCTGCCCGGTCCTTGCGGGCGTCGAACGTGATGGTTGGCCATTCACCCTGGACGCGTTGTAGAGCTCCGCAGTTGTCGCAGATCGGATCGGCCGGTTGGCGGGATCCGACCACGCCGACCAACTGGCCGACGCTGTCGACCAGGGCGCCGACGAGACTGAGTGCCTGCTTCTCGAATTCGGTCATGCCGGCGCGCCGCTGCGCTTCCTCGGCGGACCGCTGGATCGCGGCCTGTTCGTCCGGCGACTGCCAGTCGCCCCACCCCGACATCAGGAATCGCCGCCGGAGGGGTGGCCCAGGCCAAGGCACTGCGACGGCCCCGCCGTCGATGCAGAACGTGTACTGGGAGCTGGCCGTGTCCTGATGTGCCGGTAGGTGGCGGCGTCCCATTCGCGTGTGACGCCGTCACCGTCATCGGTAATGAGCCGGTCGCCGGCCAGGGCGACAACGCGGGCGTTCACGCGCTGGCCTTGGTCGTATCGATGAATTCTGGAAACCATCCGCGCACGGTTTCGCGACTGACGACGACGCCGGTTTGCTCATGGATCTCGTCTGCGATGGATTGCCAGCTGTGGCCGGAGCGGCGAGCTGCGCCGACCAGCGCTCGTAGGGTTCGACCTTTGAGGCTGAGCTCAATCAGGTGCCTGGTTGGAGTTGCCACGCGCTAAAGCTTGCACTGCAAGCTAATAGCTGTCAACGACCGAGTATCAGTGTGTAGATGCTAGATGCAGGTCACACCGGCAAAAATATTGCAATTGCGGCAGATGGCGTGTCATGATCAGCGCATGACGATTGCAGTGGATAACGGCGCGTGGCGACCGAGGGACACTCTGGCTGCACGCTTCAAGTTGCTCCGCGGCGAGTTGGATATGTCGCAGCGGGAGTTCGCGATGGCGACGGGGATACCCGTGTCGCAGGTTCAATCCATCGAGGACGGAAAGAGTCCTCGCGGCCTCGACGTCAAAGTGAAGAAGGTGGTCGACGCTTTCAAGGTCGATCGGGACTGGCTGATGTGGGGTGGCGAACTTGCCGATCCCACAACGCCAATCCCGCCGGATGGGTGCCCCCACCAGGGCTCGAACCTGGGACCTGCGGATTAAAAGTCCGTAGCTCTACCAACTGAGCTATAGGGGCGCGAGAAGACAGGGTACAAGATGGTCGAAATTGGTGTTGCGACCACCGGGTTTGAAGATTTGGGCATCCGTACCCTAAGCTATCGAAGCTCCCAACGGACACGTTGTGAACACCCCGGAGAGATTCGGATTAGGCCCCCATCGTCTAGTGGCCTAGGACGCCGCCCTTTCACGGCGGTAGCACGGGTTCGAATCCCGTTGGGGGTACGCAACACGGAAACGTGGAGCATGCTGGAAAGTAAGGCCCTGTGGCGCAGTTGGTTAGCGCGCCGCCCTGTCACGGCGGAGGTCGCGGGTTCGAGTCCCGTCAGGGTCGCCATCACGGCGAGGCAGTTCGGTTTGCGAGAGCCGGTGCCTTCCGGCCAGGTAGCTCAGTTGGTACGAGCGTCCGCCTGAAAAGCGGAAGGTCGCCGGTTCGATCCCGGCCCTGGCCACTTCAAGAACCACCTGGTAACGGGTGGTTTTTCTGTATCCGGAGACGTTCAGTGCGAGGCGTCCGATGACCCACGTTGACCCATTCCGAAATTAATGACCCGGAGCGGTGACTCCGTTGACCCACGGCTCGGTCACCCGGTCACTCCGAAGCGGCGGCGTTTGGCTTCGCGCTCGTGATCGAGTTGAGCACCGCGGCGGCGTCGTTCAGCGCGTCGTTCGTCGAGTGCGCGTAGGTGCGCAGAGTGAACCCGGCGTCCTGGTGTCCGAGCCACGCGGCGATCACCACAACCGGTACCCCGCGCATGTGCATCAGCGTCGCGCAGGAGTGCCGCGCGTCGTGCAGCCGGACGTGGGGGAGACCGGCGCCGGCGAGGGCGTTCTTCCATGCGTGCGTAATCGTGTCCGGGTGCGGGGCGTTGCCGAACTCGTCGACCACGACGAGACCGGAGTCCCGCCACTTCGACCCAAGCGCGAGCTTCGCCTCCCGCTGCCGCTTCCGTTCCGCCTTCAACGCGCGAGCCAGGTCTTCCGGCATCGGCAACGTCCTGGTACTCGTCTTCGTCTTCGTCGCGCCGGTGACGCTGCCGCCCGAAACGGCTAGGCGTGCGGCGGAGATCGCGACGGTTCCAGCGTCGAAGTCGACGGCGCCCCAGCTGAGCGCGAGGATCTCACCGCGGCGCAGACCGTAGACCGCCAGGTGCCAGGCGATCCCGAACGCATCGCCCGCCGTCGCGCTGAGCAGTTTCGTCACCTGGTCGGCGTCGAGCGTGTGCATCTCAGCCTTCTCCGTCGGCAACGACTTCACGAGCGCGGCGGGGTTACGGACGACGATGCCCTGGTTCGTCAGGTCCTCGAAGATCGATCGGGTGCGGGCGAGCATCGGGTTGATCGACGTCGCGGCCCACGCGGACCTCATCGTCTTCCTGTTCCTGGTGAGCTTCTCCGGCGCGTGCCAGGTGCCCATCTCTGACTTGCCCTCGCGCAGCGCGGTGACCACCTTCTCGATGTCGTCCTTCGTCACCTGTTGCACGGGCCGATCGCCGAGAGCGTCGACGAGCGGCCGCAGCGACGTCACATACGCCGACATAGTCTTCGGCCGGATGCGCTGACCGATCAGCCATGAGTCCACAGCCTGGCGCACTGTGATCTCCGACGGCGCGACATGCGTCCCGTGCGCGAGCTCGGAGACGACGGTGCTGCGCCACTTCACCGCCGCCTCGACCGACTCGAACCTCTTCTTGTGCTGGAATCGGCTGCCGTCCGCACGCTGGCCGTGCACCCGCACCTCATACCTACGCCCCGCCGTCGTCTCGACGGGCTTCACCCAATCCGGTCGTCTCGCCATGCGCTGGAGCATCCCAGGGTTTGCGGGGACCGTCGCCAGACCCGTAGGACACGCCGAGTGCCTTCGGCGTGTCGTCCCGGCTCGCGTGCAGTCGTCGGCTTCGTGGGCTTCGCTGAGTCACATGAGCACGAACTCGAACGAGCTGGCCGCCGCGATCGCCGCGTTGCTGACCGCCGCGCAGACCACACCCACAGAGCCGGCCGCCCCAGCGCCCACGTTGCTGACCGTGGCCGAGACCGCGGAGTTGCTGCGGTGCGGGCAAACCATGGTGTACCAGCTCCTGAAGGACGGCAGGCTCGCATCGGTGAAGATCGGTCGGCGCCGGTTGGTGAGGGCTGCGGCGGTCGAGACGTTCATCGAGCGTGGGGGAGCGGCGGCATAGGGGTTGGCGAGGGCGCCTGCCGTGTCTTCCGTCAATCTGCGGCGGCGTCGCCCTCCGTCTCCTTGAGGCGGGGCGTCATCCCGGTGGCTTCTCGGAAGCCCTCAGCTGTGCTGCACCGCTTGATGAGGTGGCTCACGTACGCCCTTGTGTACCGGTACGACTTTGTGGGCTCGTCGTACTCGCAGAAGTCGGAGTTCGTGCGATCCGGATTCGAGTCGCCGGGCAATGGCCGAACTTCTCCTCGTTTCCAGGCCGACGTGAAGTGGCTGACGTTGAACACGAACGGGATCTCCGCTTCCACCTCTGCGGCGGCGGGTTTCGGCATTAGTCGCCCGAGGCCTGAGACCGGCCGCTTGCGATCCCTCACGATGACCTGGCCCTTGCGGCCCATCTCCTCCACAGCTGCGCGCTCGTCGTCGGTCATGTCGTCGTAGCGCGTGAACTGCACGGCGACGGCATCCGGATCCTTGGGGGCCAGCTCGACGGTCGCCCGGAGCCTGAACTCGTACCGGGGGTCGGCCGCTACATTCGGGTTGAGTCCGGACTCGAAGTCGGTGAGGAAACCGCGGAGGTCGGTGGGGAGCGTCTTGCGGAGTCGTCGGAGCGCCTGTTCGCCCTGCTGGCTGAACGTGCCGACGAAGAGTGGGATACGGAGCCGGAGGGCGAGGGAGTGGTCCGCTCCGAACTGGTTCGTGAGCTCCTGCTCGTAGTTGAGCAGGAGTGCGTGGGAGTGGCCCGACAGCGTGACCATGAGCGCGGCGTCGGCGTGAGCGTGCCGATGCTCCAGCCGGTTTCGCAGCCGTATGAAGAGCCTGAGGTTCGCCCGTACCACGTCGGTGTCGTCGTCCCAGCGTTCGCGAAGGCAGCGCTCCAGTTCCCAGGTCTTGGGCTCCCCGTCGACCTTGAGCAGACGCCTCTTGTACTGCGGATCCCAGTACCGGTAATCGATCCCGTCGCGGATGAACTCTGCGTGCAGCAGGTAGAGCCACGCCAGGTGCATGTGGATGACGAAGCCTTCGAAGGAGCGGCTCTCCGCGGGGTCGTTGTAGAGCCTGACCGCGAGACATGCTTCCTCGACGCTGGCGTCCAGCGTCGCTTGCCAACGGGGAGGGCGTGCCATGCGCCGACTCTATTGGCGGCCCGCGTAACTACGGCGGCGGCGCTCCGGCGGTGTCTGCGCTGTTCGCCGCGCTGGCGCCGGGGCCAGGGCTACTCCTCGTCTTCCCGCTCCTCGCGCCGGAGCACCAGCGCCACCATTGGATCGCCGACCCGCTTCGGCAGTGGGCCGGGATCGCTGACCATCCACGCCGCGGCATCGTCTCCCGCGACCGCACGCGCCGCGTCGCCCGGGTGCTCGAACCGGCCGAGGTAGCTCGGTCTGCCGGACAGCTCCTGCACCTCGGTGAGCGCGACGGCGCCGATCGCGGCGTAGGCGGCCTCGTACCCGTCTACGAGCACAGGCATGCCCCCGGGCAGCTGGTCGAGGATGCGCCGCAGCTCGGCGACGGTAGTCGGCGGCGGATACTCGCTCTCGTCGGTCACTTCTCGCCACCCCGTTGCTCTCCGCATTCCCGATCCCGCTGCGATTCGGTCCAGGGCGCGGTGATCACTACGTCGATCAGGCCTGTGTGCGCTGGGGTCCAGCCCTCGCAGCTGCCGCCAGGGCACCGTCCGGTGACAGCGTGCTCGTGGAGCGCGTCGGGCGCGAGATCGATCAGCTGACCGTCAGGCAGTTGCCACCCGATCGTGTCGCCGTCCACCAGGTGCACCGCGGCGATCATCTCCGCGGTGAGCGCGGCGAACACTCCGCTCCGGCCGACGAGGTAGCTCATGTCGTGGTCGGCCACTACGCCGTCGCGAAACCGGGTGCGGACGATGGTGCCGCCGCGGGACTCGACGGCCACGATGTCGTAGGCGCTCACCGGTCCCCCTCATCCACCTCGATTGACATCGGTTCCGCGAGGATGCGGGCCACGACGTCGAGCTGCTTCTCCGTCAGATCCTCCTGGCTGCGGCCGTGCAGCATCAGCGCCGCCCAGACGGTCTCACTCATCGGGCAACTGCCGCACGTGCGGGGACTGATCACGCCGAACTGGCCCATCCGCGGCGGGTAATCCCAACCGGCGTCGAAAGCCTCAGCGGGTGTGAGGATTTCGTCGCGGCCGCACACTTCGCAGAGATGCCTGAGCCTCCAATGTGTGGTGTCCGATTCCAGCACCTCACCTGAGCTGGGCATGACCACGATCCCGGACGGGCGCGAGGTGTAGTGCGCGGCGTCCGGCACGCTGCGCACCGTGATCCCGGCGACGGTGACGGTGGTGCCCTCGACTCCGAGTTCGGCGAGCTGCGCGCGGGTCACGGTGACGACGCCCTCGGCGGCGGCCGCAGTCACCTTGTCGGCGGCGGCGGTCTCGACGGCATGGACGGTGGCCTTCCCGTCGCCGGACTGCAGCATCCGAGCCGAGGCGGGATCATCCAGCTTGGCGGTGAGCGCGGCGATGTTGCGGGCGGTGAGTTCCAGCGTTCGCGTGTCGGCGTCGTACCTCATCAGCGGCCGCTCTGCGCGCACGCGCCGCACAGCGACTGGTACCAGCCGTCGGAGCGCTGCTGGATCCGCCCGGGCCGCCCGCAGCACTCGCACGTGACGGCCGACTGCGCCTCGGCGGCGGCGATCCGGTCATGCACCGCGTCGGCCAGCGTGGGGTCACTCGCCTCGGCCCATACGCACAGCTGGCCTCCCTTCTGCTTCACCTGCCGCACAACGAGTCCCGGATCGATGCGCTCCAGGTCCGCTCTGAGTTCGGTGAGGAGCTTCGCCCAGCCGTCGTCCGGATCGATCGGTGGCCACCCGCTGGGGCGCGTGAGGTCGATCGCCTCCTCTGCGTCGAGGGACATCACCGTCGCGAACCATCTCCGCGTCGACCGGTAGCCGGTGCGGGCGTCGGCGTCTGCTGCGCCGGCGCCCCACAGCGTGGGTGCCCAAGTCTCGACCGCCGCGTCGACGGCTCCCGGCTCACCGAGTACCGCCCGGACCCCAGCGACCTCACCGGAGCTCCACGTCGATGCGTACGGATTCCAGCCGTCGCGGCGCACGAGAGCGGCGCGCTCCCGGAGGTCTGCTGCGCGGCGGTCACGGGATTCAGCGGTGGGCATGGGGTCAGTGTGACCGGCTGCCCCGACACGTCGCGAGTGATTTCCTCGATGCACGTTGCGATGCACCTGCAACGGAACCAGCAACATCGCCGGGACCAGCGACTACTCCATGGAGTGTTGCCGACTCGGCGAACAGCCTTGAGGCGCTGGAGTTTTCGATCAGAGCGGTGTCGGCAGCCCGTGACACGATCCGGGCATGACTGCAATCGCAACCCGCCCCGTCATCCGCGCGAACGTCTCAGACGTGGCGCGTCTCGCGGAATTCCTGTCGATGCTCCTCGACGCGCCGGTCTTGATCACCTCGGCGCGCGACGAGGTGCCCGCCCCAGAGGGGCACCACTTGGTCCTGATCGTCGCGGAGTCTGCGCCGTGAAGCTGTCCCTGATCGTGCTGTACGTGCCGGATGGTGGCTGCACGACCCGACCGGGAACACAGTCGTGTTGCTGCGGGAGTAGTCCCCGCGCTGATCCCTCGCGCCCCGCATCCGTGTTCCGGCCTGGAGGGAGTACACCCCACAGCATGAACGAGATCGGCACCGCAGGGGACGTGACACGTTGTTCTACAACATGTTTGGATCCGCGTGGGAGAATCGAACGCGTGAGCAAGACTCGGCTGGCACTGGTCGCCGCCGAGGCAGTAGCTGCGGTGGCCCTCTCGGCGTGCGGCACGTCCACCGCCGGGGAAGCAGTGTCCGATCGTGGCGGCCCGGTCAAGCCAGTGTGGGTGGACCCCACCGCCGACGGCCCGGTGGCCGTTCAGCTCGACGACTACCAGGAGCAGTTCAACCTGGTGCCGGTTCCCGGCGTCAAGATCACGCACACTACGGACGCAGCCGGCGGCGACATGTGCACCATCGGCCCCGCAGTGTCCCCGGCCGCGCTACCGGAGGCGCGAGGCTTCCTGACTGCCGGCCACTGCAACTCCACCATCGACCCCTCCCAGGTCATCTTCCGTGACCGGCACGGTTCGGTGCGCACACGTCTGGCGCCCGCGACCGGCGTGGTGAACGAACTCGACCCAGATACCGGGAAGTGGGTCGACGCCGCCGCCCTCTGGACCAGCACCGTGGACCCCACCGCGGTGAAGATCGCCGGCCGGTGGTCGGTGGCAGGCGTCCTCACGGTGGCGGGGGTGAAGGACCTGCTGCCGGTCGGCGCTCCGCTCTGCAGCACCGGCGCGAACAGCGGGGTGAAGTGCGGGAAGGTGCAGGACACGAGCGGCGACCGCATCCGTTTCGACGCGAAGGGCGGCCCGGGCGACTCCGGCGGCGCCGTGTTCACGGTCGACGATCAAGGTCGCGCGCACCTTGTCGGCATCGTCAAGGGTGGCGCCGAGGACGGCAGCGACACCACCGCGACGTACCTGGACCCGGCGTTGGGGCGACTCGGAGCGCACGCGCTGGTCGACCCCCTGAAGGCAGTCGACCCCGCGTCGATGGCCGGCTGGTACTCGACCAGGTTCACCCTCGCCTCTTAATCGTGTCGTCGGGCTAACTACCCGTTCCCACCAGGGATAATGGAACACATGGCTTACCCAGAGGACCCCGACTTCGGCAGCGTCGACGCACTCCCCGATCCCGCGTCGGCCCCGAAGCTGAGCACTGAGCTTGAGGGTCTCGCCGGCGCGATCCAGGACACCACCACTGGAGTCAGCGGCACCACCAGCGGTAAGACACCCGAGGAAGTCGTGGCTGCGACCGCCGCTGCGCAGCAGGCCGCGCGCGACGCCGCCACGAACGCGGCCACTGCCGAGGCGGCGATCAAGATCCTCAAGGATGCTGTTGCGGCCTGGAAGAAGAACGCGCCGAAGAAGGCCGAGCTCGACAAGGCTGAGAAGGCAGTGACCGACGCGAAGGCAGCGCTGGCGACTGCTCAACAGGCCGAGGACGATTCGCTCAGCGACGGCGCGAAGGCTCTCGCGAAGCAGCAGGTCAAGACGGCAAGTGACGCGCTGGACAAGGCGGTGTTGGATCTGCAGACGCTGCAGAAGAAGCGCAAGGACGCGGACGAGGCGTACGAAACCGCGCGGAAGCAGGCCGCCGAGAAGATGAAGACGCTGAAGGGTGGCGACAAGGACCGAGGCGGTTCGACGAACGGCCCCACGGGGGCAACCGATACGCCCGACACCGGAACGGGTACCGGCACCCCCGCTCCGTCCTCGGGTGCCGGCAACGGCCGCACCGCCCCCAGTTCAGGCACCCCCGCTGCCCCGAGCAGCGGCAAGCCCGCCGGCACCCCGGCTCCGTCGAGCACCGCCTCGCCCACCTCGCCGTCGAGCACGACCACCTCGACCAGCAGCGGCGTCGACCCGAGCACAGCCGCCATCGCTGCTCTCCTCGCGCAGAGCCAGCAGCCACAGCAGGCAGTACAGATGCCGACCCAGCAGACGACCCCGACGGCAACGGCACCGCAACAGTCCGCTCAGCAGCCGCAGAACCAGCAGGCGAAGAACGCGAAGCAGGAAGGCGTCCTCGACCTCGACGGTGTCCGCGAGCTCCTGGGTGAGACGGGTACCGGCCTCGCCCTCGGTCTCGGCGGGGGCGGGTCTCCCAGCACGTCGTCGACCCCGTCCCCCGCCGCGTCCGAACAGCACGGCACCTCGTTCCGCCCCGCCGGTACGCCGATCACCGGCACCAGTCTCGGTGGCGCCCCGGCGGTGAACGCGCAGGCCGCACCGACCAGCGGCACCAGCGCGACCGGCCTCCACACGAGCTCCGATGTGTCCGGGCGCTCGACGCCGGCCGCCACCGCCTACTCACAGAGCCCGGAGACCAAGACCAGCGGCGCTACCGGGACCGGCACCCAGGCCCCCGCTGGACAGCAGCAGACCGGCGCGCGGCCGATGGGCGGCGGGATGCCGATGATGCCGATGACTCCGATGGCCGGCGGCGCTCCGGCCGGCGGCCACCGCGGCGGCGATGGCGAGGAGAAGAAGATCACCACGTACGGCGCGGGCGGCCTGCTCCACGGTGAGGACACGATCGCCGAAGCGGTGCGCGGCGGCACCATTGCTCAGAACAAGCCCGACGCGGCCTGAGCCGGAACAGCACGAAGCCCCCGTACCAGTTGAGGTACGGGGGCTCTGTCGGTCCGGGGTGCGGATCACTCCTCGCCGAGCAGCTGCCGGATGACCTCCGGGCCGAGTTCCCGTTCCCAGCGGCGGCGGCCACCGCGTGCGCAGGCGTGGATGATGCTCTCCCGCTCCCAGGCGTCGAGGCTCCGGATACGCCGCTGCACGCCTTCCCACCCCGCGGCGTAGGAGCGGACGGTGCTCGGAGAGATGTTGAACTCGGCGGCCAACTGGTCGACGGGGATCCCGTCGCGCACGGCGAGGGCGATGTCGCGGCGGACGCTCGGGTTGGGGACGGCGTGGGTGAACGGGGTGCGCTCGGTCATGCGAGACACCATGTCGGCCGCACCGCCAAGATGGTGTGCGGGGCGCGGGAATGGAAACAGGGAGCCCCTCAGTGGCACTTAGGGTTCAACCCGTAGCTGCCGATTTCCGTACCAGGGTGTCGGTACTGCCGACACTCTCCACCCGTTTTCGTACCCGGCGGCTACGGTCGCCTTCGTTGTTGCAAACACCCCGGCCGCATGGGAGCGCGGTCGGGGTGTCCTCGGTTCGGGGTGGGGTCAGCTGACCGTGGGGCAGTCGCGGCCGAGTTCTACCCGTCCAACTGGGGTGTACCCAAACGCGTCGCGGGCGGGCTTCTGTCAGCGCGTACATCTAGGGTCCGAAACATATTGTTCGACAACGTGTCTAGGCAACTCCTAGATGTCAGCTGTACAAACTGAGCGAGAGGACCATCATGGGCGAGCGCATCGGGTATCAGAGGGTGAGCACCACCGACCAGAACACCGAGCGGCAGCTCGACGGAATCGCCGTCGACCGCGTCTTCACCGACAAGGCGAGCGGCAAGGACATCGATCGTCCTGCACTCGCTGAGGCGCTGCGGTACCTGCGCAACGGCGACACGTTCGTGGTCCACAGCATGGACCGGCTCGCCCGCAACACCGAGGACCTGCTCCGCACGGTCCGGGAACTGACCGAGCAGCACGTGCGGGTGGAGTTCGTGAAGGAGGGGCTCACCTTCACCGGGGACGACTCCCCGATGAACGAGCTGATGCTGACCATGCTCGGGGGCATCGCCAAGTTCGAGCGGGCGCTGATCCTGGAGCGGCAGCGCGAGGGCATCGCGCTGGCGAAGGCGAAGGGAGCCTATAAGGGACGCAAGGCCAAGCTCACCACCGATCAAGCAGAGGAGCTGCGGTCCCGGCTCGCGGCGGGTGAGTCCGCGACGAAGCTCGCCACGGAGTACGGGATCAGCCGGCAGAGCGTCTACAACTACCGCGCGCCGGCCGAGGCGAAGGAGAGCGCCGCATGACCCCCTCCGACCGCGCCGCCGAAGCACTCCGCGACCGATTCCGCCGTGAAGAAGCGGCGCTGCACGCCGAGGGTTACCTCACCATCGCCGACACCATGGAGCTGCTCGGGGTCGCCCGCTTCACCGTGAACCGGATGATCAAGGACGGACGCCTGCATGTCACGCGCTTCGAGGATCGCATCGTCACCCGACCGGAGTGGGTCGCCGCGGTGCCCCGCAGCCGTAAGGCCTCACCCGAGTGGCGGCGCGAACACGGGTGGCTCAGCACCGCCGAGGCCGCCGAGCTGGCGGGCATCACACCGCAGGCGATGAACGTGCGCATCCGCAAGGGGCAACAGGCTGCGGTGCGTGCCGGCGCCGACGCACCGACGCCCGGCGTGTGGCTGATCCGGGAGGCGGATGTGCGGGGGCAGGTGGCGTAGTTCCCGCGCCGGGGGCCTACGACAAGTTGAGGGTCACGTGTACGCCATGCCCTCCTCGGCGAACATCGCCTCGATCAGGTTCTTGTTCGTGGCCTCGGCGATGCGCTCGTCGATGCCGTCCTTGGTCAGGTCGAGCGCCCGCATCACGCCATCGATCTCGGCCACCGCCAAGCACCGCCGAACTCGGTCGGGGTGGTCCTGGGCGTACTTGGAGAGCGCGGCCCACTTCGCGTGAGTGTCGGCGAGGCTGTGGTTGTGCGGATCGACGATGTCCATCACGTACTTGCCGTCACCCTCGTCATGCCAAAACAGGAAGTCGGGGTGCATCAGCTGGTACTTGTCGCCGAACTCATACGGCACCGCGAGGGCGTGCTTCCCCGAGGACGGGTTCCGGTACCAGCCGACGAGGGTGGTCGCCTTGAGCTCAGCTCCGAGCACCGCGGCTTCCCAGGACGACCGGGAGGTGTCGACGGGGAACTCGCCGGCGTTCGGCTTCCCGTCCGGGATCACGTACAGATGCGACGGGTACGTCGTGATCGGCTCAGTGGTCCCACCGCGCACCTTCTCAGTCGCCGCGGCGTAGACATCGCGGGCCTCGACCGTCGTCGGCAGCATGGGCGTGGAGCCGGTGTGCCACAGCGGTTCGATCTGGTCCCGGATGTGGCGGGGTTGCCGTGATACCTCGGACTGATACTGGTTGCGCCACGTGCTCATCAGCGCCGCGGCTTGGGTCTCGACGGTCTCCTTGAATCCGAGCTCGGCCATCGCGGTCAGGCGCGCCATTGCGTCGACCTCGTCCTCGCCGCGGTCGCACAGGTCGTTGAAGTACCAGTTGGCCGAGCCGTCTGGCAGGACGCGGCGAGCGCGGCGGAAGTACCCGTCGAGATCACGCTCGTTCGTGGGGATGTCGCTCTTCCCCTCGCTGAGCATGATCATCTCGCCGTACTCGACAACCGTGGTGTTGATCGTCAGCGACAGGATGTCCTTGGTCTTCGCATCGACTTCGCCGCTACGCTGGCCGTCCGCGGCCCGCATCTGGTCGACGATCCACTGTCTGGCCTTCGCCGACCCCTGCTCCACGAAGTTGTGCTCGGTGAGCGCCGCTGCGAGACGCATCAGCTGCGCGGTACGCGAAGCGAACGTGGCCCGCTGCCGCGTGTACGACGGCAAGGTGTCGAGCAGGTCGAACACTTCGGTCGGCACCTTGGAGGAGCGCTCGCACACCACCGGGGCCACCACGATGTCGACCTCGACGGTCTCGTCCTCGGTCAGCGCGTTCACGACCTTGGCGACGTGCTCGGCCCGGAAGCCTGGGAGGTAGGCGGCCACTTCGTTCAGGCGATCGTCGCCGTCGACGCGCTTGGCCAGCGGAGTGCGCACGAGCCGGCCGATCAGCTGCGCGATCTCGGTGAAGCTGTCCTTGTTCTGGAAGCTGATCATCACCTCCGCGCGGGGGCAGTCCCAGCCGGTGGTCAGCGCCGACTTGAACAGCACCACCCGCGCCCGGTCGTCGCCCGCGATGGCCTCCGGGGCCAGGTACCGCACGGTCTTCTCGCCCACCTTGAGCGGGCCGTGCGGGTCGCCGAAGGCATGCGCGATGGCGTAGTCGGTGAGCTCCGGCCAGGTCGACGAGATCACTGAGAGGATCTCCGCCAGCCGAGCTTCGGTGACCTTCGGCTCCACCTGGACCACAAGCAGCGGTTCCACCGGCCGGTCGCCCGTGGTCTCGTGGTGGGTCCGCCACGCCTCGTCGGAGGTCTTCAGGTCCTCGACAGCCAGGGCGAGCATCGTGTTGTCGGCCGCCTGGGTCTCACCGACGCTGCGGAGCAGGATGCGGTCCTTGAGCAAGCCGGACTCGCGGACGTCGCCCGGCCGGACTGCATACAGACGTTGCGTGCGGTTCGCCGCCTTCATCGCTGCATCGAACTTGTCGGGGGTTGCCGAGATGCCGAGAACGACCGGCGCCGCCGGCTGGACCGTGCCGATGTTGGTCGGGCCGCCACCGACGATGGTGCCGGCGATCGTCTTGCGGTCGGTTGCAGTCGTTCCAGATCCGCGGTGCGCCTCGTCCCAGATCACAATGAAGTCCTCGCCGCGCTCGCGCACGGTGTTGGCGATCATGTCCCACACGCCGTGGGTCCGCTTGTCGTTGCGGGTGCCGTCGGCGCGCACCGCGTGCAAGGTGGAGTTCTTCTGCAGTGCCTGGATGTGCACGAAGTAGATCAGTCCCGGTTCGAGGGTGCGCTGATCTTCCTCGGCGAGGAACCGGATCCGGTTGACGTCGATCCTGCCGCCGGACGCGGTGGTGATCTTGCTGATCGTCTGGGCGTTGAGTGCGCGGTCGTCAGTGATCCACAGAACGGTGGTGTTCGGCCTCGGATCCCGGGTCGGTGTACCCAGGTAGATCCCTTCGAGCACCGCGGTCGCGATCACGGTCTTCCCCGCGGCGGTCGGGGCGGTGAGACCGACAGCCGTGTGCTCGCCGTCCTCCATGTAGTCGCGGCGCGCCTTGGTAAGGCTGGACAGCAGTGCATCGACGGCATCGCTCTGGTACGGCTCGAGCGTGAACTTCATCGGATACCCCCGGAGAAGTTGACCGTGCAGTTCAGCAGGTAGTCCTCGTAGAGCTGGACGGTGTCGACCCCGACAGGTAGTCGCTCGACCGCCTGCTGATACTCGGCGAGGGAGTCGGTGACGATGAACAGCACCCCGGGTGGTTCGCCGGTGGTAGCGGCGGTGGTGACGGCATCCGCGAATGCGACGAGGGTGTCGATGTCGAACAGCACCCCGTAGGTAGCGGTGAGCGCCCAGCCCTCACCGGGGTCGGCTTCGATTCGATCCCCACGGGCTCCGCCCTGGAGCCAGAACAGCGGTGCCAACCTGGGGAACTCGATGCCCCGCCGGGCCGAGGAGGGGTCGAGGTAGACGAGATCGAACATCTCCACGTTCGCCGGCAGACCATCGGAATACTCGGAGCCGTCCGGGCGCACTCCCTTCACCACGGTCGAGATCCGCGGGCGGCACACGTACTCGAAGATGCCCTTGGACTCCCACTCGGCATCACCCGGATGGAGGCCGGCCTTCCGCAGCTTCTTTGCCTCGGTGGCCGACAACTCGTTGTTGGTCACCAGGATGGCCTGCCGGTTCCCACCATCCTCAGCGTTGAGACGCATCACCGCTTCGGTGGTGGTGCCGGAGCCGGCGAAGAAGTCGAGGATGACGGCGTCGGGGTTGCCCTGACCGAACCCCAACAGGATGTCGGTGAGGAGATCGAGCGGCTTCGGATACGGGAACCGCGCTTCGCCCAAGATTTCGGACAGTGCCTTGTTCCCCCGGTTGGTTCGATGGCCGGGTTCGCGCCAGATGGTTGGGACTGAGGTCCCAGCGGTCGTGCCCGCACCGAAGATGAGAGTGGGCACTCCCTCCTCCTGCCCGCTCGGAACGAGCACACCCTGCTGGTACTTCTTCTGGTTCCCTCCCGCGATGTACTGGATCCGGTAGTTGTCCTTGCCCTGCAACTTCTCGGGGGTGATCCGGATGAGCCCCGCCTCCCAATCCGCGAGCAGCGACTCGGGGATCAGCCGCCATACGCATTCCTTGCCCTGACTGGTTATCGGCCACACGGCCATGCAGCCGTCCGGGGTCTCGTCGGTGTCGAACACGAAGTCGGCCTTGTCCCCGGTGTACTCACCGCTGCTGATCAGTTGGCCGAGGCTCTTACCGACTCCTCGCAGGGCGCCAGTCTCGATGTCGACGAAGATCGGGTAGGCCTGGTTGGGCCGCGTCACCGGCGTGAAGGTGGTCAGAGTCATCCGTTCCCACGGGCTTCGGGCTACTCCTCCGGTGAACGTGGTGGCGCACGGCTCGAATGTCTCAGGGGTAATCGCGATGAGGTACTCGTGCATGTAGTCGAGGCCGTTGGAAGGCTTGCCGCCACTGGTCTGGACCGTGATGCACTGCACGGATCGAGAACGGAACAACTGCTCGCACAAGCACATGAGGCGATGCACTTCCTGCGTCCCGATGCTGATGCAGATGACGCCGCGCGGCTTGAGCAGGTCCCGCGCGATGACCAGTCGCCGCTCCAAGAACGACAGCCACTTCGACGACTTCGCCCGGTCGGCCTGGTCCACGTACCGGTCGTTGTAGATCCAGCCGTCGTTGCCGGTGTTGTAGGGCGGATCGATGTAGATCAGGTCGATCTTCTCGCGGTGGGTCGTGCGTAGCGCCTGCAGAGCGTGGTAGTTCTCGCCGTTGATCACCACGTGCCACGGGGCGTCCTCGGGACCGTTCGGGATCTGCTCCACCGAGCGCAGGCCGGGGTAGATCGGCTCCCCGAACTCCCGGACGACGGCGAGGTCGTCCACCGGTCGCTCGCCACCGTCACCGCTGAGGACGGCGACCTTGCGGTCCTGGTCGGCGAACCCTACGACGATCCAGGTGTCGGTGCTCGACTCGTCACGCAGCGAGACACGGACGCCCTTGCGGATCGGGTAGTCGACCAGGCGGACGGACTCCGGCAGGTGCCGGTCGAAGACGAGACCGAAGTGGCGGGAGCCGCGCAGCAGGTCCACCTCACGGGCAAGGTGGCTGCGCAGTGACTCGTCCCCGACACGACTGATCAACTGGTCGAGGATGTTGGTCTCGTCGGCCATGCGGTCCTTCCCATTGCGGGCAGCAGTAGGTACGAAGAACTTCTAAATATCTGCGGGCAGATTGACCATCGTGAACTCCGCAGTTGACCAGCCTAATCTGTGGCGCCGACACTCTTGGCGAGGCGCGAAGGTCAGTCGTGGACTCAGAAGTCCTGGTCCACCCGGCGCAAGATGTTCGCGAGCATGATCACCGAGTCCGCGGCGATGCCGGCCTCCCGCCGCGTGGGCGCGGTCGAGTGCTTCACGCTGTGCGCCAGCTCGATCACCTTGTTCGCGACACCGCGGATCGCCTCGTTGTCGCTGCCCGCGAGCGAGTCCTCGACGTACCTGCCGATGCGCTGCTTGGTCTTGTCGGCCGGCGGCTCGGTCTCGCCATCGCGGAGGTGCACGTCGGGGTCGTAGATGGTGCGGCTGAGGGCCTCCAGCACGCCGACGGCGCGGTTACCGACGTCGCGGTAGTCCTGCGTGGTGGTGGCGGTGCGGAAGCGCCGGCGAAGCTCGGTGAGCTCCTCATCCACCTTCGGCCAGCCCGTCTTAGTGTGCGGCGACACCGCCTCGGCGTTCACTGCTCGGAACTGGGCGTCCTCCTGCCGATCCAGCTCCGCTTGTACCGGGGCGAACAACTCGTTGAGCAGCTCGCGGCGGGCGTGCCAGGAGTTGTAGCAGCCGTTGCGCAACCAGTGAGCCTTGAAGCTGGTGAAGTCCCGCCACGGGAAGCTCAGCGTGATACCGATGCGCGAGAGGGTTGCGGTGAGTGCGCGCTGCGCGATTGCGACTTCCTTGTCGTCGAGGGTGTTACCACCGCCGGTGCCGAACGCGATCAGCTCATCCCATACGAGGTGGGTGAGCGCGACCGCGGCGTCGAGGTCGTCCGTTCCGGCCACGGGACCGGCCGCCAGTTCCTTCAGGAATGCTCGACGCAGCTTGGTCGTCGTGGTCGTGCCGCTGGTCCACGGACTGATCGTCTCGCGCTCTTCGAAGAAATCATCCGGCCCCATGAGGGTCGACGCTACCGATTCCCCGCGACATGCATCGCATGCTGATCTGCGGGATTCGGCTCCCTGCCCAGCTGTCTACTTCCGGCCCCGCTGGAACCGCCAGATCGCGTGGTCGAGAGCCGTGGGCGACATGTCGAGTTCTGGCGCCGCGGCGGTCACGATCTCGGCGGCGTACGCCGTGTCGACGCTGCGACGAGGTACCTCCAGCGCGTCGGCCACGAACCTGATGATCATCCGATCGGGCTTCACGCCGGGGACACCGGCGAGCATCAGCACGTACCGCCACGTAATCCCCGAGCGCTGGCCCTTCACCTCGCACCACGCCTTCCGCACCCGCTCCAACCGCGCCTCGTCGTCGGCGGCCGCGCGGAGAGCGGTGGTGCTGTCGATCCCCTCGGCGGCGAGCACGCGGGCCGCGTCCCGGATCGCCGCCGCCTTCAAGACCCCGCCGCGGGTGGAGGTGCGGTTACGGGTGCCGATCCGCGCCGCCCAGCCGTCCGGGCCACCGCACTCGTCGAAGGTGGCCAGCAGCTCCGCGGCGCCGTCAGCCGCCGGTTCGCCGTCCTGTTCTCGGCGGTAGGCGCGGTAGCGGTCGAGTACCTTTCCCACGCTGCTGTAGGTGACGCCGGTGGACTGCACGCTGTCGATCATGCAGAGGGCGAGACCGTCCCGGTAACCCTTCGGTGCCTCCGAGCCGCGGAACTGCTCGCAGGCGGCGACGAGGGCGTGGAGCTGCTCGGCTGTGTGGGGCATGGGCGACAGCGTCGCACGGCGGGGTGACAGCGCGGACCGCTATTCGCCGCCGAGCGCCCTGGCGAACGCGACCTTGAACTCCGCCTGCCGTCCCGACGACGGGAACGGGATGCGCACCTTGCTGACCGGCAGGCCCGTGTCGGCCACCGCGGTGTACGCCGCGTCGTAGACGTCGGTCTTGATCAGGATGATGCGTTCGGGTTCCAGCTCCGCGATCCGGTGCAGTAGAGCCGGAACGTGCGGCCTCAGCTCCGACAGGCTGGCCCGGCTGTTCACGATGGGGTCAGGCTTCAGATCGATCAGGAACACGCCGCGGTCGCGCAGCTGCTCCAGGAGGGCCGCCTTGTTGTCCCTGGTGAGTCCGGCGTCCGGCAGGAGCGCCCGCACGACCGCCCAGAACAGCCAGTCGTGCTGCGCCACGTCGGGGAAGTAGAAGTAGCGATCGTCGGCCTCGGGCGGAGCTTGCGCTACCAGGAGCAGCCGGATTGTGTCGGGCTGGTACTGCCTGGCAGCAGCAGCCCGGCGCTCGCGGACCTCGGCGTTGGTCATTCCCCGGCGCGGTCCACGCACTCCCACCGCTTCCACGTGCCGACCGGATACGTCCGCAGCACCACACCGAGGTAGATGATCTCGAGGGTGCCCTCGTTCTCGTCGGCGCGCAGCTTCTCCACGTCGAGGTATCGGGTGCCCGCGACGTGCTCCACTTCGCCGGAGCTCAACCACACTGTGACGGCTCCCCGCCCGGACATCAGGCACTCGGCGTAGTAGCGCGAGTCGCACTCCATCACCGACGTGGCCATCGGCCCCGACGCTGCGTAGAACCGCTCGGCCGCCGTCACATCACTGCTGCTGTTAGTCATGCTGGAAACGCTACTTCGGGACCGTGCAGACGCCCCCGCGCGTGAACCGCTGGTGATTGCGCGGCGGGTCGCCTCCCCGTAGGTGTTCTCTGTTTTAGAGAATCAGCGCGTGTACAACGAGGTCCGTGTTCCGTTCTCCCTCGACGATCTTCCCGAGGGTGAATCGATCGCCCTCCACGATGTCGACGGCTTCATCCCGTACCTGACCGAGCGATGGCCGGAAGGCGGGCGGCCCGACCGCGTGGAGATATCCGGGCCGGGTGCCCCCAAGAGCGTCGATGGGTGGATCGTGTTCCGCCTACCGCCGCGGGAGCAAGAAGCGGATCCGGATGCGAAGGTCATCGACTGGGAGCAGTTGCGGCCGCAGCAGCGGGAGAAGGAAGACTAGCTTCTGCGGTCCAAGGCGGTAAGCCGCCCAAACTCGGCGGAGTTTCCGGAGTGTCGCGGCTCTGCGGCACTCGCGGTCGCGCGGTCAGGATCGCGGTCGTGAACCGCGGTGGATTCCGCTGGTCACAGCGTTTCGCGGTCGCGCGGTCGCCGCGGTCGAGGGGGACCCCCTGGGTGCCTCTCTCCGCGTAGGAGAAGTAGTTAGAAGAAGCAAGAAAATTGGTGCTTCGTATCTAGGACATTTCGGACATTTTCAAGAGACAGACCCTCAGAGCGTTTCCCTGGGGGGGGTACCGACCGCGGCGACCGCGCGACCGCGATTGAGGCAAAAACATGTCCTGAACTGCACGAACCACCGCGGTCATTCGCAACGCTAACGACCGCGATCGCGGTCGTTTCCGCGGTTTCGCGGTCGCCCGATACGCAGAACGCCCCGCCGAGATGGCGGGGCGTTCCTGTTAGCCGGTGTGTCAGTTGGCCTGCGGGACGATCGCATAGGCCCCCGCGTTATCCACGCGGAGGACGCCGCCGGCCCCGCACATCTTCCCGAGCTTGCGCAGGACGTGCGGCTGCTGCTTCTTGCTGCAGCGCCGCATGATCGCTGCCGCCGTGGGCGTCTGGTGCTTCGACTGGAGCTGCCCGATGACCACGACGATGCGCGCCCCGAGGTCCATGTCGAACTGGGTGGCCGCCGCGTCCTCGGCGAGCTTGGCGGTGGCGCGCTGGATTCCCTGCTCCTCGCCCTTCGCCTCCGCTGCTGCCTTGCCCGCGCGGGTAGCACGGGCCTTCGTCCGTCGCATGCACAGCTCGCGGAGCTGCATCACGATGCCGGCCGCCTCCCAGTGCGTATCGGTCGGCTGCTCCAGCCCGTCCATGATCGCGAGCAGGGCCATGATCTTCAGCCGCATGAACGTCGAGTGGCCGAGCAACTTCATGACCTCGTCCTCCTCGTCGTCGTCACCCTCGCCGTACGGGTCGTCGTCCACCTGCAGTGCCTCGAGCTCCGCCTCGATGAAGCGGCGGGCGGCGGTCGGCCACTCGATCCACTGCGGCTCCGGCTCGGGGGCGACGTAGTTGCCGACCGTCGAGATCTCCGGCTCCGTCGTGATCACCGGCGGCCGGTACCCGTTGGGCAGCCCGACGTGCTCCGGCGTCGGCTCCGACTGGTACGCGAGATCGAGCGGTCCCGGGATCGGCTTCCCGTTCGGCTTCCTGCGGGTGCATGGCGCCCAGTGGATGCGCTGTGGGGTTCCGCGGTTGCCCTCTTCCCACAGCGCCACCGTCGCCTCCGGCTGGCAGCCGAGCAGGGCACCGAGACGGTAGGTGTGCGGGAGCAGCTTCGTGCGCAGCTCCACGTTGCCGGTGGTGGTGCCGACCATGGCGCCCATCCACATCGACCGCCACATCGACGCGAACTTCGTGCCCTGTCGGCACATCTCCGCGAAGACCGCGTCGACCTCGTCGGCCGCCATCAGGACCTGCTCGGCCATCCGCTCGAACTCGTACGTGTAGTAGGCGTCCTCGCCGTTGCCGTGCTTCTCGCGACGCATGAACCCGAACGACTTCACGATGCCCTCGCCGGTCCCCTCCGGGATGAGGGCGTCGTCCGAGAGCGGCACCAGGTAGGCGCCGGCATCCGCCGCCTCGGTCTTGCCGGCGTTCGGCTTGCCGACCAACGCCGCGTAGAAGTTCAGCGAACCGCCCTGCCGCGCCGTTCCGCGCATCCCGCTCGCGGTGAGCAGACGCACGTGTGGTCCCACTGCGACGGAGGTGCGGGTCAGAGTGACGGCGAGGACGCCCTGCCGGCCCGCGCCGAGGGCATCGGCGACCTCAGCAGTACGGCGCAGCCCCGCGGTCATGCCGAACAGCTTCGCCTCGAGGGGCGCCACCTCCTCGCGCCAGTTCGACTTCCGCTTCGGGGGCTCCGGCTCAGCCACCTGCACCCGATGCTGCGGCCAGGTCCGCATCGCGGCGAGCTGCTGTTCCATGGAGTCGGCGAGACCGTTGTGGTCGCGACTCCGCATCGCTGCAGCCTGCTCCTCGAGCTCGACGAGGCCCGGAGCCTCGCCCGGGAGTGCGGGGCGCGTGGCGGCCTTGGCTTCCGCCAGGCGCGCCTCCAGGTGAGCCTGCACCGTGGCAGTGTTGCCGAGGTCCACCCCGTCGAGCACCTTGTCGTACTCCGCTGCGGTCACTACAGAGCGGAGCTCCTCGAACAGAGGGTCTAGGTTCGCGGTTCCGTTAGCCGCGAGGCCCTCCGCCTCTGCTGCGTCGCGGTCGGCCTGTGTCACGGCTGCGAGCGGGCCCGCGGCGGCGAGCACACGGTCCTCGGCCTCCCACTCCATGGTGTCCCGCAGGCCGGCCTCGCTGACGCCACGCAGCGCGGCACCGAGCGTCACGGCGGTGACGAGCACGTTGGGCACGAGGTCGAACTCGGCACAGAAGTCGTTGCCATGCGGCTGCGCCTGCCCCGCGACGCCCTGCGCGCACCCGTTGACGTGCAGCACGATCGCCGCGTTGCCTGGGCACCTGCAGTAGCCGCCTTCCACCGCGACCAGAGGATCGAGACCGACGTGCGTAGGGATGAACCGGCTCCACGCGTTGAGGCTTGCCGGCGGCGCGGGAGTCCATGGAGGAGCCGCGGGGCCGACCATCTCCATGATCCGAGCGTCAGCCTCGTCCGCGAGATGCTCCAGCGACTGCAGCTGCTCAGGGGTGAACTTGCCCGACGCCACGGCGCCGTCGTAGTGCACGCGCTCGGCGGTGAGAGGGATCGGCGTGTCGCGTTCGGCGCTTGCGTCGGCGATTCCGACAGGTACAGTCATGAGCGTTCTCCTGTTGTGGTGACGGGGGCAAAGCAAAGTGATTGGGCCGGCCGGTAACCGGCCCTTTCGCATGTCTGGGGTCAGGCGACGTCGAGATCGACGGGCACCTGCACCTCCTCGACGCGGACGCCCGGATACTGCGCGCGCAGCTCTCTCGCGATGGCGCCCTTGCCGGAGCCGGTCGGACCGATGATCACGAAGTAGTCCTTGCTGTGGTCGCTGTGCGCCGCGCCCAGCACCTCCGCCTGTCGGCGCGGCTTGCTTAGGAACCCGTCCAGGTCGCTGCGGCGGACGCGCCACTGGCGGCCGACCTTGGTGGCGGGGATGACGTTGGTGCGCAGCAGCTTGAATGCCGTGTTCAGGTGCACGCGCAGGTACTCGGCCGTCTCCTCAGCGGTGAGCACCGGATCGTTGGTCTCGATCTCAGCGGGGGTCATGGTCTCGGTCATGGTGTGGTCTCCTCGTAGCCGTTGGCGCTTGTTGTCGTTTGCTGTGATGTCTACCGTACTGGCCGTATCCACCTCTGTCGACAGCAAACACGCAGGTAAAGACAATTTTCTGGACCGCCGCCGTCGAATTGGATAGTTAGCTGTGTCAAGCAGACCGGCGCGACACGCCGCGACAGCTCACGAATCCGCAGGTCAAAAACTTCACTACACATCCCGTTGCGCCACAACGATTCTCGGAAACGGAGAATCGGGCCGGGCGTCCCTCGATCCCACCTGTTGAGATACGCGAACGCGCCTGTGCCCCCGACCGAAACAGCCGGGGGCGCAGTGCGGATCGTGTTCGGCTCAGATGTCGAGGTCGTCGCCGGGTCCGTCACCTGTGAAGTAGGTGAACGGGTCACCGTCGCGCTCGGGGATGTCCATCCGCTCCCAGGTGCGGGCCTCAGAGCTGTCGGTGGTGTTGGGATCGGTCATCTTCTTCTCCTCCTTGTCGAGATGTTCGTTGTGGTCCGGCGGACCCGGCACCCCACATCGCTGCCGACATGGAGCACCGCCGCTCGTCGGATCAGCGATCCCCGGCGTCCAGCGCCGCGTCGCGGAAGTAGCTGCGGACGGCGTGCAGCAGGTCGTGCAGGTCGCCGGAGTCGGTCCCGTACAACGTGGAGAGCGTGTCGGCCTGCATGACCTGCTCCTCGTCGGTGGACCAGGCGCCGATCGCGGCACGAGCCTCGACGGCAGGCGGCAGGCCCGCCGTGTTCCAGCGCTCGTCGACGGTGGTGATGGTCTTGATCAT